GACAATGTAAACGTATTGGAATTTGAGACTACTGTGTTAGATGTTACCAAGATTTCCGTATTGCCTGCAGGACCTGTTGGACCTTGTGGACCAATTTTTGGAACAACAGCATCAACCCATTGAGTTGAGTTGCCATCGTTATAGTAAATCTTCAATGTACCAGTGTTGCTATTCCACCAGAAGTCTTGATTTGCGCGACCACCAACTGGTGCTGTTGCAGAAACAGTAACATTTGCATTACCATCTCCACCGCCTCCTCCGCCACCACCAACACTTGTAAATGCAACGTTAATGATGCCATTGCTGTTTGAAGTTACAACAGTAACAGTTGCAGTATTGACAAAGTTGATTGTATTACTAGTGATCGATCCTGCGCTATTTTGCGTCACAAAGACAGAATTACCAACTGGACCTGTTGGACCTTGTGGACCAGTATCACCAGTGACACCTTGCGGTCCTTGGGGACCTTGCGGTCCTTGAGGTCCTTGAGGTCCTTGAGGACCAGTTACACTTGCTCCACTTGGACCTTGTGGACCCTGAGGACCAATTGGACCAACATCGCTGATATTGATTGTACCAGCCATTGAAGGATGATATTGGCACACATAATATAATGTGCTTGGTGCATCATACGGGACAGCAAACGTTATTGTCCCAGATTGTGTACCATTATTCGTAACACCATTATTGTAAATGTTTCCAGAACTATATGCGCCAGAAACACTTTGAATCCAGAATGGGTGACCAGAAGCACTTATACTAAAGGTGTAGGTGAATCCGCGCAATAAAGAAATTGTTGGATTATTTGATCCATCAATCGTATATGCACTTGCGCCACTGTTTGTTACTGTATAAGTTCTAGATCCAGCAACACCAGATGGTCCCTGAGGACCAGTAACACCTTGAGGACCTTGTGGTCCAGCAGCACCCTGTGGACCTTGTGGACCGATGTCACCAGTTGCACCAGATGGTCCTTGAGGACCAGCAACACCTTGAGGACCTTGTGGTCCTTGAGGACCAGTAACACCTTGAGGACCTTGTGGTCCAGCAACACCTTGAGGACCTTGTGGTCCTTGAGGACCAGTTCCACCTGGACCAGACGGACCAGTTGGACCTTGAGGACCAGAGTCGCCAATTGTATAAACAACAATTGATGTGTTATCTTCTGGTGCAGTTGTGAATACAATATTCGCACTTGCAATATTATAATCAGCATTTTCTTGAAGCACACCATCAACAAACACAATTGTGTGCGCTTCACTAGTTGGCGGTACAGTTAGAACAAATGTTGCTGTGTTTCCGTCGCCAGTGAATTCATTTCTTGTGGAACCAGGATTACCAGTGCCAGTTCCAGATGGACCAGTTGGACCAGCAGCACCTGAAGGACCTTGAGGACCTTGTGGTCCAGCAGCACCTGCAGCGCCAGTTGGACCCTGTGGACCAGAGTCACCAATGATAATGACTTCAATTGCAGCATTCGATGCTGGCGCAGAAGTGAATACAATGTTTGACGAAGAAACATTATAATCTGAATTTGTTTGAAGAACGCTATCAACAAAGACAAGAGTGTGCGCTTCGCTTGTTGGTGGAATTGTGAGTGTGAATGTATTGCTACTTCCATCACCAACAAATGAATCTTTGAACGCACCAGGATTACCAGTGCCAGTTCCACCAGGACCTGTTGGACCAGTAGCACCTGAAGGACCAGATGGACCCTGTGGACCAGCAGCACCTGATGGACCCTGTGGACCAGCAACACCTTGAGGACCCTGTGGTCCTTGAGGACCAATAGCACCCTGCGGACCTTGAGGACCTGTATCACCCTTATCACCAGTACGAACAAAGGTGATTGTTACGTTTGTTGTATCTGGGAAACTTGTTGCACCATTTAAGTGTGCAACAGGAACATAGAAGTAACTTGAGACATGATCATGAAGACCATTGATATTGAAGTATGCATAATCCAAGGTATTTGCGGTATTGGCAATTTTAAATGTGCCTTTGATTGTTGATGTTGAATCATCAATCGTTTGCAAATAGTTGAAGCAGTTAGCTGCATTCGTATCAATAAAATCAATATAAAGAGTTGTTGCACTGGCAAGATTTGTGTTATTGAATTTTACATTTGCAGTGCCAGGATCAGAGTTCGCTGTGTTTGTAAGATACACAAACTCAAAAGTTGCACCACCAAATTCACCTGTGTCACCTTTTGCACCAGAAGGACCTTGTGGACCAGCGACACCTGCAACACCCTGTGGTCCTTGAGGACCTTGTGGACCTATATCACCTTGTGGACCCTGCGGACCAGTAGCACCTTGCGGACCTTGAGGTCCAGAATCACCTATAGTGTAGATTATAATTTCATCGTTATTTGCTGGGGCGACCGTAAAGACAATATTTGCTCCAGCAATATTATAATCAGCATTTCCTTGTAATACAGTGCCAACAAAAACTAGTGTATGTTCTTCGCTAGTTGGAGGGACAGTTAGAGTAAATGTTGTGCACGCACCAGTGCCTGTAAAAATATCACGAGTTGCACCAGGATTACCAGTGCCAGTTCCAGATGGACCAGTTGGACCAGCAGGACCACTTGGACCCTGTGGTCCAGTAGCACCAGAAGAACCAGCAGCACCAGCTGGTCCCTGTGGACCTTGTGGACCAGAGTCGCCAATGGTGTATACAATAATTTTAGTATTATTTTCTGGTGCTGCAGTAAATACAATATTCGCACTTGAGATATTGTATGATGAGTTTGGTTGAGCGATACCATCAACAAAGACGATTGTATGCTCTTCACTGGTTGGCGGAACAGTTAGAGCAAATGTTGCCGTATTACCATCACCAGTAAATTCATTTCTTGCTGCACCAGGATTACCAGTACCTGTTCCAGATGGACCTGTTGGACCAGCAGGACCTTGTGGACCTTGTGGACCAGTTCCACCGCCACCACCACTACCTAGTGATGTAATTGCAATATTTGCATTACCATCACCAGAATCAGTGATTGCGATTGTTACATTTGCGGTATTGACAAAATTAAGTCTTTTGCCATGTAATGTGCTTCCACCGTTGGCAGAAACTGAGACGGTGTTTGCTGCAGAATTGATTGCAGGTAGAACATTGACGCCAGCAATATTTGCTGACTGAATGTTGGAGAGATTACGACTTGAATCAATGACAATAGTATTGGCGACGTCAATACCATGTTTTACGCTGAAGGTTTTACTCGTCGTATTTGCCATATTATGTCAGAATGCGATGGGCAAATAGACGCATGCGCTTACATGCGAACTTCAGACCTCATCGGATTCACTATCCTCCAATGGATTTACTTTCTAACTATATTTATGGAACTATGCCATAACGTACAGCGCGGATTGTATTGATTGATTGTGTAGCGTTGAACAACAATCTCACATTTCCACTATCAATATCCGCATTGAAAGTACCCAAGGAAGCGCCAGTTTGGATTGTACCATATTCAGTAATCCAAATATTGGTGCCTTCATGGACAAGGATAATTTCAGTAGTGTGATACGTTGATCCACTATTGGCTTGGACAAAGTATTTTGCAGAAGCAAGATCGGTTGTTGGGAAGATATCTAGAACAACCTGACCAGAAGCAGCTGTTGTTACAGTGTTAGTTGTAACCTTCAATGCTTCGACTGTCAAGGTGTTTGTTACATTAGCATTGGCAACTTCAAGACCTTCACCTGCAACGTTGATGGTCAACTTGCCAGTCATCGTATCGCCAGCCTTGGCAACCTTGACGTCGTTTATCCACTTGACTGAGTTTGCAGTCGCAGCGTTTGCAGTATCGGTAGAAGTAATCGAATCAACAAGTTTCGTGACACCAACCACTGTTGTCGATGCAGTATTCACATTGATTGAGTATGACCAAACATTATTCGTTTGACCAGAACCAATCTGAATTGCGCCAAGTTGAATGAGCGTATCAACCTTGGAATTTGCAGTATTGTATGCCGCATTCGCTTGGGCGTATGCTAGATTTGCTTGTCCATAAGCCGCATTTGCCTGTCCATACGCTGCATTGGCTTGGGCGTAGCCAGTATTGGCTTGACCATAAGCGGCGTTCGCTTGATTATAAGCAGCATTTGCTTGGGCATAAGAATCAGCAACTGCAGCGCCAGTCGTAATAAATGCAATGTTTGCATTACCATCAGCATTATCAGTGACGCTAACCTGAATACTTGCGGTATTGATAAAGTTTAGGAACTTGTTTGATAAACCGCTGGCACTGTTTGCATATACACGAACAGTATTTGCAGCAGTATTGGCTTGATCATATGCACCATTGGCTTGACTATAAGCGCCATTGGCTTGAGCATATGCACCATTCGCTTGAGAGTATGCGCCATTTGCCTGAGCAAAGGCACCATTGGCTTGCGCATAGGCACCGTTCGCTTGAGCGTAAGCACCATTTGCCGTGTTGCTTGCATTATTCGCAGCATCATGAGCGAGAGTTAAGTTGGCTTGAGTAGCAACTGTATTACCTTGCAATAAGAGTGATGCAGCATTAACATTCGCGCGCAACCACGCTAGATTTGCAGAGGCAACGTCAATAACGTTATTACTTGGTTCTGTTGCATAACCATCGAAAATGTAAAATACATTATCAGAGGCATGACGAATAAAACCAGAATGTAGATTTGTTGTACCGCCATCTTCACTATAGTGACCAACGAAACCAATATCAACAGCGTCGGAAGTTGAATTAGTTGATAACTGAATAATCGAGTCATTAACCTTCAAGGTCGCAACGTTAATATATGTCGCATTACCTGTTAGGAACAAGTTACCTTGAACAGTAAGGTCACCAGAAACTGTACCACCAGAGAGATTAAGTTTTAGATTTGCTTCTCCATACGCAGCATTCGCTTGTCCATATGCTGCATTTGCCTGACCGTAAGCCGCATTGGCTTGACTGTAACCAGCATTTGCTTGAGCATAAGCATCATTGGCAACTCCACGTGCTGTGTTTGCCTGACCATATGCGTCATTCGCTGTGTCGCGAGCAGTATTGGCTTGCGCATACGCATTGTTGCCAGTGGTGCGAGCTGTATTGGCTTGACCATATGCGTCATTAGCAGTATCGCGTGCGGTGTTGGCTTGTGCATAAGCAGCATTGGCTTGATCGTAAGCAACGCCACCGCTGCTGCGGAAGATTAAATTCGCATTTGTGCCATCGTCGAGCAACTCGATTGACATCGAGCTGGTATTTTGTATGAGTAACTTTTTATTGTTAAGTGTTAAGCCGCCAACTGTAACAGAAACTGTATTGGCTGCTGTATTTGCTTGAGAGTATGCAGCATTTGCCTGACTATAGGCAGCGTTGGCTTGACCGTATGCTGCATTTGCTTGACCATAAGCGGTATTGGCTTGGTCGCGAGCAGAGTTTGCTTGAGCATATCCAGAGTTAGCCTGTGCATATGCATCATTAGCGGTATTTCTTGCAGTATTCGCTTGACCGTAGGCATCATTCGCAGTATCGCGAGCCGTATTCGCTTGGGCGTAGGCGTCGTTTGCAGTTCCACGAGCAGTATTGGCTTGGAGAGTTACATCTAATCCAGCAACTGTTACAAAAGAAGTCGCGTTTACTGTTCCGACATTTGCTGTAGGAACGTTCGATAGGTTTCGGCTTGAATCGACAACAATGGTATTTGCTACATCAATACCAGTTTTAACGCTAAATGTTCTATTCATTGTCGCCATTTAAAATCTCCTGAAGCCGATTATGAACGAATCGGCTTTTATATTTAGTAAAATTTGCCCTTCTAACTCGATAATGCCTGTCTTAAGAATCTAATGGTGATTAGGTTGTTATCAGGATTATCTGGGAAGAATTTGAGTTTGCATGTCCCGCTCTCAATAACAACAGAGAACACTCCGAGAGTATAATTTGTAATCAAAACGGCGTATTCGGTCGTATGGACAGTTATACCATCGTGCATACAAAATAGTTCTGTGGAATGAATTCCTTCAACACTTTTTGCTTGAATGACATATTTTACAGTAATATAATCAGCGGCAGGGAATGAATCAATAATAACCTCCGAATCTGAAGTCGTCGAAACGGTATTTGCAAGAGTTACCGACGGTCCGATATAGGATACATTTGAAGCGAACGGTGCAGTACTATGCAAATGTCCATCAAAATAGATGTTTGCACTACCGATTTGAAATCCACTTTCTCCAACATGGATTTTCTTATATCGATGAGTGGAGTCTCCAATAGAAAAAGTATTATCTGTAACTGCAACTAAATTAGTGGTGTTTAGATTACCAGAAAGTGTATCGCCAGATTTAGCGACCTTTAAATCTACATTTGGTACGCTAAATCGAATACTCTGTGGGATCGATTGAGCATTTGCTTCAATAACAACGTTGTTTCCAGACTTGAAATTGATCGTATCGAGACCAATTGCAGTAAGTTTTAAAACATCATCAACTTCCCAATACTTGAATGTTGTACCTGTAAGGATACGAACCGTTCCAGAAGTTTGATCAACTGCATTGAAAGAAGAGTCTAAATCAAACTGAATTCGGCTGACATTCGTTACTGTGTTTCCAACAGCATTATTGGAAGCATAGACTTCTTGTACAGTAAGATTAAATGTTGGTCCTTGCGGACCAGATGGACCAGATGGACCCTGTGGTCCAGTATTACCAACTACGCCTTGTGGACCCTGAGGACCAGTAAGACCTTGTGAACCTTGAGGACCCTGTGGACCAATAATACCCTGTGGACCTTGTGGACCTTGCGGTCCTGGCGGCATCTCACTGCCAAGAATATCTGTTAGTGTTGTTGTCATTCTTTCTTACACTACAAATCCTGGCTTGTAGACAGTTTTACCTTTTTCAGTAACGGCTGTCAATTTTTGTTTTCTATTTGGACCCTTCGAAGTATATGATGCATGCACCCAACCTGAGTTTGGTCCCTCTTTCGGATCATAGAACTCAAGGATAATTTGATCAAATTCGCAATTCTCTGAAACCCACTTTGCGAGTTCTGGATTTGGAAGTCCATCAATCTCGAAATCTATGGCTTCTCCATTGCAATGTTGAGACTTAGAAGAGCCACCAACGGCAGCGTTAAGAGCAGGACCGCGATATCCAGAGTTAATACGAACAGGCTTACCGAAATGGCGACGTACAGGTTCAAGAATCTTTTCGCAAACATTTTTGAGGTTCTGCGCGTGTTCTGCATTTGGTGTATTGTCGATTCTTTTACGAATCGCAGTTTCTGATTTGGTAAACTCTTTTAGATTAAAATGTTCAGATAGTTGCATATCTGCATTTACTTTACCTGCTGCTGGAGTGGCTGGAGCAGCTGCAGCTGCTACTGGTTTAGCAGCAGGTGCTGGTCCACTTAATTGCGCAAAGTACGTTTTCGTTTTAGCCTTGCGATCTTCCAAGCCGTGAGTACCACCATTAACTTTCTTACTAATGGATAATATCGTAGCATCATTCACTCCCTGATCACATAATGCCCAAAGTTTATTTCTCTCAAAGAAGAACATTGCAGATTCGAACGCCAACTCAGTGGCAACGAGATCTGGATTTGTCATTACATCTGGACGATTGCAAAACTTTGAGAATGCAAGATAATTGTCGCGACCTGTTAATTGTAATGCACCACGACCGCGAAATTTCCAACCGTCGCCTGACATCTCTGGACCATTGCCCATACGCGATGCATAAACACGATTTGCAATTGCTTCAGGCTTGCGTTCATATTTTAATGCTTCGGCGTCAGTCTTAAAATACTTTCCGAAAATTCCACGGAGACCTTTTGCGCCGTAGTTTAAATTTTCAGAGAAAGCCTTGAATCCACCAGTTTCATGAGCAGTTTGCCCAAAGAAGTGTGCTGCTCTTGCTGGTGATAGTTTATAGTAAGCAGCAGCGGCACGTAGAGTTCCTGGACCCCATGCACCGTCAGCTGTTACTCCAATTTTCTTTTGTAATGCCACTAAACTCATAAATCACCTCAGGCAATTGTATCTTCATCATCGTCTGCTGCAGCAACTACAGCAGCACCAGCGGCAGCGGCAACCACTAATGGAGCAACTTCAGCAACTGGTTCTGGCACTAAATCTGCAGGTGTTACATCACCAAGTGTTGGTTCTGGTGCTTTTGGTGCTTCTGGAATTTCTGGTTTTTCTTGCTTACCAAGCATAATGCCTGATAGAATACCAGTCAAGAATGTTGCGATTGGAGTGATGAGTTCAAAGAACTTCGCATCATTTGGTGACTGCTGCATTGGCTGCGTCACGAAGATGAGTGAGTATAGAACTACGAACACAATTCCTGTAAGTGTGAAAGCAAGAGAAAGACCGACTGTAAACTTCAATCGTGCCATCAATTCACTTTCTGTATAACGTGGACCTTTAAACATAATTATTCTCCTGTTGTTTCATCAGTCTTATTACAATCTGCTTCTGGAGCAGGGGATTCCTCAACTTGTTGCGGTGCCTCTTGTTCTGGCAAACCATTTAATTTATCGTAGCAAAAGCCATCAGCTTCACATGCTGGACGATTACATTCTGCCTTATCCTTATTTTCAGGATCCTGACATGGGTATCTATATCTATCTTCACATCCAACCAATAACAAAGCAGTCAAAACTAGAAATGCTGCTTTCATTGTCTACCTCTTACCATGTTTTAGATAAAACATTGCGCCAGTGATCTCATCTTGAACAATAATTCCAGATGAAGGATTTTGCGCGGCGAAATCACGAACATCTTCACCCAAAGAACCAGAGACATAAGATGTATAGTGCTTGAATTTTTTCTTTCCGTGGACTGCTTTATGATAATCCTCGGAACGAACTTTGAATACTGGAATGCCACCAAACATATCGTGTGGCTTGACTCTTCGTAGAATTTTCTTTTTTCCAGCAAGACCGACTGGAGTTTGATCAGCTGAAGTTGCTGTTGGCATACCTGCTACAGCACCACTACCGACACTCATTGCAATCGACTCTTTAAATTCTTTAAATTTTTTCATTTACTTGACTTTGTCTTTACTATTCGTTATAATCAGTATGTCGGCTATTAACTAGAGACTTCTTAATACGCTCACAATCTTGTTATCTAATTCAATATCGCTCGAAATAATATCCTCACCTCGTATTCCCTTTACAATCTTTGGCATTGCAGACGTATAAACAAGAAACGTCTTTAATGCGCTATAATCTTTTTCATCAATACATAAAAATAACATTCGCGTACATGGCTCAATGCCAAAGACATTTTGCGCAATTACAAGATGATTTAAAATTAATCTTTCTTTTAATTCTCCTGTAATTCGATAACGATGTAATAATCTTTTTATATAACGAAGTTTTTTATAGTCTTCGTCAAATTCACTATCAATGCAGTTGGGCTTTTCATAGCACTTTGCTGCATATAATAAAATATTTGATTCATTCAAATCATCAAAAAACATATATTAATATTCGCCACTGTTTCCTGCGTCGTCATCTCTTTTGTGATAAGTGTTTGGTGGAATCAATAATGCTTCTCTTTCACCAACTAGATCTTCTGCAGACATTCCCATCAGATCTTGCAATTCATCATTTGAGACAACTTGAGCATAACCATCTACAAATCCATCTTCATCATGCGTATCATATACGATGTATAGATGGAACCCAGAAGTACCAAGAGCGTATACTAGTTCTGCACCGAGATTTAAAAACTCTGGTGTTGCTGATTGTGGAATCTGAATTCCGTATCGTTCACAAACACCGCGAAGTTGCGCCAAGAAAATTGGAGCATTTTGATATGGTTTCATTGTGAGCGTTTCGAGCTCATCGTTTAATGCATCCATATTCTCAGAAAGACGACGTGAGTCTGTATCGATAACAGCATCAATTTCTTCGTTGATATATTGTTTAAATTTTAACATTATTCAGAACTCTTATGTTTCTCAAGATCCAACGTTGGCTTTAGGTCGACTCTATTTACCTTACCCTTCGCAGCGTTAATCATCTTTTCTGCTGCTTTTACTTTCTTATTTACCACTTTCATAGAACCTGGATCTACTGCTTCTTTTTTCATTTCTCTTCTCTTCAAAGCAGCAAGAGTTCCAGCTTGTACTGGCTTCTCGACTTTTGAAAGAGCATCAGACTTGGCTTGAGCAGCCTTGATATGCGCTGGCATTTTGTATCCTGCAACACGCTTGTCTGGATCACCTGCTTCATCAATCTGCTCGACTTCTTCTTTCTTCAACTCTTTCGCACGACGCTCAGAGGCTGGCATTTCTTGATCCTGCTTTCTCTGTAGTTCTGCTGCACGCTTATCTGATGCTGGAACTTGACCTGATGCACCAATATCATGCAATCGCTGTGCAAGTGCTGGGCGTTCTTGAGCAAGTTGAGCCACTGACTTTGTTGTATCAGTGTGAGCCTTTGCGCCCATTGAAGCCAGTGCCATTGCACCAACCGCAAGTGCTTTTGCAACTTTACCTTCTTCAAGTTCAACATCTTCTGAAAGAACTTCGGTTGTTGGCTCTTCAACTTTTTGCTCAACAACATTTGCAGATTGAATTCGAAAACCAAGAGCGCGTTGCTGATTAGCAGCACGATTCAATGCTTCTTCTGCGTTTTGAGCCTCAACAACACGATTGATAGTCTCAACGCGACGACGCAAAGAAACATGTTCGTGAGAAGGATTGGTATATTTGAGTTCGACTACGTGTTTCATATTACTTACCCATTTTCTTTGCGGCTACAGACTTCAAACGAGCCTTGAGAACATCACCGAATGTGATGCGTGTTTTATCGCCATGATGTGCAGCGAGTGCCTTTTCTTTTGGAGTTACAGCAACTTTGCCTTCAGCTTCAGTTACTTGCTCGACTTCCTCGCGCATTCCCGCTTCTCTTTCTGCGCCGAGTTTTGCAGCAATTGCCATTTGACGACGCTTTTCCATGCTCTTTCCCTTGAACTGAGGAGCATCAGATTTCTTGAAGTCTTTTATCACTGTGCCCATCTTGGCTTTTGCGAGATTAATTTTCTCATCAATCTGCTCGACTTCTTCATTCATCTCGCCTTGCATATAGTTTGATGCAGTTGAGATATAGTCTTCAGCGAGAGTGATCTTGCTTTGAACCCATTCAGGAAGGTTTGTATTTTCTTCAAGCATGTCATGCATACGCTTTGAGTTTGCCATGATGCTACGAAGTTGAGACTTTGCCATATCACCTTCGTAATCGTATTCACCAACATCTGCTTGATCTTTAACTTCTTCTTTCATTGCTTTCTTTTCTTTTTTCATCTCAGCAGCACGTGCTTTTACTTTCGCAAGGAATGTTTCTTTGCCCATTCTATTCATTGCAGTTGCTCTTTTGATAACATCTTTACGATCTTTGACGCCTTCGTATCCAGTTACTTCATCAAGTTCAACTTCTTCTTTCGCCATTGTTTTTTCCATAGAGCGATGCACTGCTGCAACAGCGCCCTTATTCATTGCTTTACGTGCAAGATTACGAACGTAACGATATCCTGCTGGTTGTTTTCCTGGTGGCATCTTTGGTTTCTCCTTGACTGGACCGCCGAGCATTGATTCGGCTTCCTTCTTTGTAACTTCTTCAATCTGCTCGGCTTCTTCGTTTGCCTTAGCGACTTGTTTTTTTGCATATTCTGCACGAGCCTGAGCAAGAACTTCCTCGCCACGCTTACGGCTGGCATCGCTTGCAGTTTTTTCTCTGTCAAATGCGCGTTGCAATTTAACGGCTGCACTCATGCGCTTTGAGCCTTCATCGAGTTCGACTTCTTCATTTGCGATGGCTTTTCTTGCTGCCGCTTTTTGTGCAGCGGTAAGACCTGCGCCCTTGCCTAATTCTCTTACATTTGATCTGTCGCGATATAGAAGTGCTTTTAGTTTCTCTTTCTTTATTTTTGCTGCTTCATCAACCTGTTCGACTTCTTCAAAATGAGCCTTCATGTGTGCTTCGGTGTCTTTTTTGGTTTGATTTGGACCAAGACCACCGAGTTTTGTCATGCGGCGAATATACTTTTTAGAAGCAGCAGCAGCACGAGGATTCTTATCTCGATTTAAGAAGTTCTTGACATCAGATGACTTTGGACGAGCGGCTGCTTCATAATCGAAGCGCATGTTTGCTTCATCGAGTTCGACTTCTTCTTTTTTCATTTTTAATGAGCGTGGACCAACTTTCTTTGCTTTTTCTGATTCATATGGATCAAGAGAGACTTTTGGATTGAATCCAGCTTTGATTCCAGCAATCATTCCCTTTGCAGTTGACATGTTTGATCCAGCCATAGAACTATGACCGCCTGAACCAGCAGCACCAATAGGTTGACGACCACCTTTTGCCATGTATGCTTGCTGTCTTGCTGCATTTAAAGCGCGCACAGAACCAGGCTCAACAGCAATCTCTTTTCTTGGTGTTACCTTCACCTTCTTCGCTGCAGCAGCAGATCTACCTTCCATGTCATCGGGCATCTTCATATTGTTCTTTTTATACCATGCCTTTTGAGCAGCCTTTGACATCTTATGCAAGAGTGCTGGAACTTTTACGTCTGCCATTTAGAATTCCTCGATCTTCAATTTAAGATCTGTTGTCCCGCGCTTTATTCTATGATAAGTTTTTGCAGGAATAAAAAACCTATCGCCTTTGTATAACTTCTTTGGAAGTCCATTATCAATTTGAATTTCCCAATTACTTCCTTCCAAAACTTCTATAAATCTACCGTTCTCATCACGATGCCAAACCAACTCCTCAGTCAATACATCGTGCCTGAAAGTTCGTATAAAAGACCAATTATTTAGTTCTTGGTCTTCATATGGCTTTTTTTCTACCACCATGTTTGTCCTGAATCAGAAAAGTATCTTGGCCAACGGCAAGCCCAATAGGATCTTGACGTCTTATCTTTATTCGTTAAACAATGGTGACGAGCGACGAAAGAACGAACTCTTGCTGGATCGTTGTATTTCTTTGCCATACCAGAATTGCTGAAGGTAATCTTACGAATACCATCACCAACACGAACATAAACCGCACCGCCACCACCAGAGCGAAATGGTTTACCGATGCCCTTGCCGCCAGTTGGATCTCCTTCTTCGCTCACAGGAACGCAATTAGGGACCATCTTGTCGCCTTTCTTTTTCATTCCGCGTTGAGCATAACCTTTCCAACATTCCTCTAGACCTTCCTCAATTGGATAGTCTAGAACGACTGTTTGTCCTTCGTATTCTGCAATCTCACCAATATCTGAGTTTAGAAGATCGACTTCATATTCATCAGCTGGTGTATATTTGCCTTCCTTATAAAGACGCTTTGCCTCTCCAATCAATTCAAAGAACATTTCTGAACCTGGACGGAAAACGTTTTGAGTAAAAGAAATATTATTTTCTGTATGATACTGAACTGCTTCTTCGAGAGTGAGTTCAGAAGAATCTTCTTCCTTTACAAGTTTCCAACCAGCGATATGATCTTTGACTCGCTTATATCCCTTTGGAACAGAATGACCGCCAGGAGGAGCAGGAACCTGACGAGGTGTTGGCATGAAACCTTTTTCTTCTGGTTTCTTTTCTTCATAAGCATTGAAGCGAGATGCAACTGGGAGACCTTGCATTGTTGAATCAAGATTTCTTGGAGGTGATTTCAAGTTTTTTGTTTTTTTCTTAGAGTCGCCTAGTTTAGGATCGAAAACTGCTGTTACTTCTGTGTCTTCTTCTTTTTCTTTTTTGGCTTCGGTTCGGAGGTCTCTGAAACTCTTTGGAACACTTCGTTCACTTGCTCCTCCAACTGACTCATTTTGAGAGCCATCTTTGCAGCCGCAATCTCCTCCACATTCACACTCTGCTTCTTCGGACTTAACAGTTTTCTTAGACTTGTAAGCATCTTCAATTTCTCCCTGTCCTGGCGTCATAGCAATAGCATGCTTACGATATTCGTCAGTACCCATTAATTGCATTTCAAAAAGTGTATTAATATCTTCTTCGGTTTCTTCACGAAGATCTTTATCTGCTGTGTGATAAGTCTTTCCTTTATTGATGTAAGAGTTCACACGAGCATGACCCCACTGTTGTGGTGTTGTTCCTGGACGATGTCCAGAATTCCAAGCAGCAACTCCACGCTTGTAAACTTTGCGGAGCGTTCCTACTGAAATACCTGACTTCTCAGCTTTTGCTGCGAGTGAAGAATCAGCCGCACCCTCAGCAACTACATCCTCTGAAACTCGACCAGTTTCTTGTCTCTTGTCCATGACTGCAGTGATGTTTCCACTGCGCGGAAGGCGACGAACTTTCTGAAGTTCTGCCTCATCCATCATCTTACGAACAGCAACTGTGTGCTTGCTTGGTTTCGTTTTTGCTGTTGCATCACCAGGAGCTGGTTCATATGCTCTTGGATCACTATCAGATAACTTTGCTTTTTCTTTCCAGTGAGCTGCTCTAGCCTTTGCAGTAGATGGGCTTAAACCACGGACATACTTCTTTGGAAGTCCAGATGCTTTATCTTTTGCGACTGGTGGAAAATACTTTTCTTTAATTACAGAGAAAGACTTTGGCTCAGGAGTTGATTTCATTTCAAGACCAAGACTTGTAACTCTTTCTAAAAGTTTTTCGATTTGATCGCCAAAGAAAACTTTCTCTAGTTCTGAAGACTCGTTCAAATTAATTGAGTTATTGAAAATAAACGCTTCAACATCTTTAGCAAGTTGCTCAGCTTTTAGATATTTGTCAATACGTTTTGATTCTGTGATTGGTTGTTCGCGTTGTTCATTGCGTAAGCGTGAAACCTTATTCGTTACAGATACATGCACAAAATCAAATGTATAACCTTCTAGTAAATTTTGAACAAGTTCAATTTTCTCAGCATCGTTAGCGCCATTGATAACGATATTTTGATTTGATTCAAATAGTTCAGCAGCAGCACCATTGAGAATTTGATCTGCTTGAACTTCGGTCAAATCAAAACGAGAAAAGATGTTCTTAAGAACATAGTCTTTTCCGCTTCCTGGACCACCAAGTAAAAAAATGCCGATTGGGTTTGTTGATTCCATTTGCATACCTTTTTTTAATGCATCATGTATTTGTGCGCCGAGTTTCTTATCGCTATATTTTCCAATAAACTCATCTCGTTTTCCAGCAGCAACTAGCGCTCGATGCTTCGAAGCAGATTCTCCTTCTGCACCTTCCGCGTCTGGGTCACGTTGTCCTGCTGACACAACGTTGACCTTTTTAACTCCTGGATATTCTTTCTTTCTGTATTTATTGAGCAGAGAATGGAAGTCATCGACACGATCAGAACCCACTACCATTGTGACATGAGTGTGTCCTTGTTTCTCTAAATGTTTCATCGCATCGATTGCTGTTCGCACTTTGCCTGAAGAAACAATATTTGCAGTTGGAAATAGACGACGCATAAATCCAACCTTTTCGCCATGAGCCAATGGATTTTTCTTGGCATCTTGAGAATGTGATGGGAAAATATAATGACGACCGCCAGTTTTTTCAGCATGTCCTTGAACTGCGCTGACTAATTTGCCATGTCCACCTTCAGTTGGAGCATTAAATCTTCCGAATGTAAATGTTGCTTTACTCATATCACACTCTTTTGTGCTTTCTGCGCTTTGAATATTGCTGATCTTTTACGATTGGCTTCAGTGAATTTACGAGGAACAAATTTCATTCCATTTGAAACGAATCCTTCACCAGCAGCTTCTTCACCATCGATATGATGAGAATAACCACCATGTGCAGTTTTAGATAGTGAGTCAGCAACTGCATATGTGGCTTGTTGTAGATGGTGGTGAACATCAAAGGTACGATCAAACTTGTCTAGATTATCATTTACATGATTAATTGCAGCACGCATTTCTTCTGCTTTTTGATTCTTTGCTTTTTCTGTTTTTACAGAATCGATTCTTTTCTGATGATGCGCTTGTAAAAACTTTATGTATCCTTTTGCACCTGGTTTCTCACCAGAATCTATCGTTGAATTGGCATAACGATTTAATGTTTCTTCATGACCCTCATGATGATCGTGAGAATGGTCCTTTGCAAGTTTTTTTACCATTGCAATATGTTCAAGTGCTTTACGCTTTGCTTCTGGACTCATTGTGCGATGTTCATCTGAAACAATATGATCCATTACATGAACATCTGGATGGTCTTTCGTAGCACCAGCCTCTAATGGAGAAGCCTTTCCATCTGCGGCAATTCTTGAATGTAAGGCAATGCTCAATCTAGCCTTTGCAAGTTTCTTTCCTTCTGGAGAATTTTTGTCGACAGAGTAACGAATAGTATTTGGTTTGTGACCTATCTTACCATCTTCTTCGGTACGATCCTCAAGGGAACTTAGATATCCACCCTGATATTCGCCTGGACCTTCTGGAAGCACTTTCGCAATGTGCTTATGAATATTCATCAATGGTCCAGCAATGTATGGTTTTTCGCTATGCTGTTTCTTTACATCTTCAGCAGAAAAATTGTAGGTAGAACCAGCGCCTTTATATTTTACGCCGATTTTACCTTCTGGAGTGCGAATGACTTGAAAGGACATACGATCGTCGATCTTTCGAGTGATCGGAGCGCGACCGCTGATGACGCCTTGAATCTTGGAGAGAGTAGAACCAACTGCACCCTTACGAGCGCTGAAGGCTGATTCTGAAGGATGTGGAAGGTGTTGTATTCCGCGAACTGGCTTTTTCTGTTCTGTTAATAACGGAATAGATTGTTTGAAACCAAACATACTCTCTCCACACTGTGGGATTATAGTATATTTAGTTATTTTTAGCAGTTAAGATATTGTATATGATATCATCGACAGTTTGTTGGATCGTATACTCTGGTCGATATCCAAGTTCTCTTAACTTGGTATTATCCATGAAGAAAGAGCGAGAAGATTGAACCTTCTTGTGAAATTCTTTCTGTTCAATCGTACGCAGTTCAGAAGCCGAATCCATAGCATCTCGAGCGTAACGAACCACATCACGGAAGATTATTGGGTATCCGTTTCCGATGTTATAGATGGAGTTGAGTTCTCCATTGTTGACAACCAGATTGATTGCTCGAGCGCAATCGCGAACATCAATATAATCACGATAAAAATAACCACTATCATAGAGGTCGACGGGTCTGTTTGCAGCGATTTCGCCCAATAGATATTGGAGCGCGTTCTTCTTCGCAGATACCTTTTTATCTTCTGCACCCAATACATTTGCCAGCCTCAGTATGCGATAATTCAAATCAAATGTCTCGCAATAAGACATAAGCAATTGTTCAGCGCATCGTTTTGTAATCGAATAAAACCCCTTTGGATTGCATGTTTCGTTCTCTGAGATTCCACGAGAACCTTCACCGAAACCAGAGTCCAATCCATAGACAAACCAAGAACTGATGAAGTTAAAGCATCCTTTCTCACCAGTTTCTTTTATATATTTGCGATACTCGTCTAGCACCTTCATTAATACAATGAGATTAGTATCAATATCCACCGTAGAACTGATATGTACATTATAGTTATCAACGGTACTAATAAAGTAAACGCAATCTGGTGTCCGTACTTGGTAGTTATCTCGATAATTCTTGATGTAACCGTTTTTGGTTGTATTGCAGAATTGAGTTCCGACAAATCCGTACCCTCCAAAGATGTTTAGCATTCCCATTTTTGCATTACACTCTCGTAGTATTCCCAAACCTTATCACCATAATGCGGTGGACATCCGACGAAGAATACGTTACTTAATGCCTTGTTCGCATTTGGATACTTGGACGCATCATCTAGATGTTTATAGCCAGGATGTAAGAGAATGTTTCCAGCGAAGTAATTGCGAGTTTGAATTCTATTCGCCTCACAGAATGCCTGAAGTTTTTCCTTGAGTTCAGGTGTGTCAGTGATCAACGGAACGCCGAACCATGATGGATCAGCCTTATCAAGATTACTAGCAACACGAACGCCTGGAATATATTTCTCAAACATATCCTTGATTCGCTTGAAGTTTGCTCGACGCTTCACATCAATCTCATCGATCTTCTTCAACTGTTCTCTACCAATTGCACCCTGAAGGTCAAGTGGCTTGAGATTGTAGCCCATGTTCGTGAAGAGATACTTGTGATCAATTATTCCATTATATCCTTCAAGCCATTTATCAAAGCGATTGCCACATGTTCCGCAAGCCAATAGATTAGCAGCACCGACGCAACGACAATCACGACCCCACCAACTAATGCTGCGAGCAGTGTTGATGAGTTGCTCGTCGTTTGAGCAAACCATGCCGCCTTCGCCTGTCGAAATGTGGTGAGCAGGATAGAAAGATGTTGTCCACGCATAGTAATAATCCGTTAGAAGTTTACCATCCCACTTTGTGCCAAGTGAATCGCAGTTATCACCAATTAGATAAATGTCATTTTCTGCACAGAACTTTGAGATCACATCCATATTTGGCGGATTACCAAGAACTGGCGAAACAAATACTGCAACAGTCTTTTCATTTATCCACTTTTGAACTTGATTAAGGTCAAAGTTGAGTGTGTCCATTTCAATATCAACGAACACTGGAACAAGACCATTCTGAACAAGCGGAGCAATTGTTGTTGGAAACCCGACAGGTGATACGATAACTTGATCGCCATCTTTCCAACCCAAGTGCTTCTTGAGAGCAGCAACCATGGTAAGGTTTGCTGATGAACCTGAGTTCACCATGTGGCAATGCCTTACATTAAACTTGCGACCAAATTCCCATTGAAACTTACCAACCTGTTCACCAGAAACAAGCCACTTGCCTGTGAGGAATGCACTTACACCAGCAATCACTTCCTTCTCATCCCAATATGGACCAGAATAGAATACGGTGTCTTTCTCAGGATTAAATTCCTTGCAGTTGTATGCATACTTTGGTGTACCAACAGCGGCAACCAAATCTTCAATCATTTGCTTCACATCACTCATTGTCTCATCCTCAAGATTTGTCCAAGATATTTACCATAATCCGATTTACTATACTTCTCGGCTGCACGACGAACTTCATGTTCCGTGACCCAAGCATTATTATACGCTATTTCTTCGGGGCAAGCAATCATCATGCCTGTTCTTCTTTGTACCGAACCGACAAAAGTTGATGCCTCAGATAGCGACTCAAATGTACCAGTATCAATCCAAGCAATACCACGATTTAGATACTCAATTGTACAATCATGATTCTGCATATAAAGATTGTTGATATCGGTGATTTCTAACTCTCCTCTTGCAGAAGGTTGAATCTGCCATGCATAGTCTACTACTTTATTGTCGTAAAAGTAAAGCCCAGTGACTGCATAATTGCTTGGTGCAACTTTTGGTTTCTCAATAATTTTGATTGGATTGCCACTAGAGTCTTGTTCAATAACACCAAATCTTTCTGGATCAGCGACATGATAAGCAAACAATGTGCTACCCTTATGATTACTTGCAGCACGATTGAAGCGATTGATCAGTTCGTTGCCATAGAAAATATTGTCACCAAGAATCAGAGTCACATCATCCTCGCCGATCCACTTCTCAGCGATACGGAAACACTCTGCAATTCCCTTTGGTTCTAACTGTGTAGCATAGCAAATCTTCAATCCCCACTGTGAACCATCACCAATCAAATTCTCAAATGGTGCACGATCAGCAGGTGAAGTAATGATCATGATGTCGCGAATATTCGCCATCATTAATGTTGAAATTGGATAATAGACCAGTGGCTTATCATAGACAGGAAGTAACTGCTTTGATATTACTCGAGTACATGGATACAGGCGAGTGCCAAGACCACCTGATAAAATAATTCCTTTACGCATTATACCACTCCAATGTTTTACGGAGACCTTCGGTTATATTTGTTTTTGTTTTCCAACCGAGTTCTCGTTCAAGTTTTGATGAATCCATTGCATATCTGAAATCATGACCTTTGCGGTCTGTAACAAAATTAATCCAGTTCTGATACATGTTCACAGGTTTGCCCATGAGATCTAGAATCAATGTAACCATTTCAAGATTACTCATCTCATGACCACCGCCGATATTATAGCGTTCTCCTCGCTTAAAGTTTTCTCCAATTGCAAGCAATGCTTCGCAATGATCTTCAACAAACAACCAATCACGAACATTCTGACCTGTTCCGTAAACAGGAATTGGAGTATTGTTCTTTATGTGACGAATTACAGTTGGGATGAACTTCTCGCGATGTTGTCGCGGACCGTAGTTATTCGAGCAATTCGTAACAACTGCATCTATTCCATGAGTATTCACATAAGCACGAACAAGATGATCACTTGCTGCTTTGGTAGCAGAGTATGGATTGCGAGGATCGTATGGCGTCTTTTCTGTGAACGGTGGATCATCATGAGAGAGTGATCCATAAACTTCATCAGTTGAAACATGAACAAGTTTACTGCCAAACTTGCGAATGCATTTTAGAATGTTGTGAGTGCCTTCAACATTAGTGCTGAGGAAATGATCGTCACCAGCAATAGAGTTGTCAACATGAGACTCAGCAGCAAAATGGTACGTGATTTTTGGGTCATAATCGTAGTATAATTGATCGAGTCGATTGATGTTGCGAATGTCACAGCGCTGGACAATTACACGATAATCTTCGTATAGTCCATTTATGTTCGAGCCATTTGCTGCGTATGAATAGTTGTCAAGAATGACAACAGTATCAGCGGGATATTTTTTTAGGTGGGCGAATACAAAATTAGATCCAATAAATCCCAAACCACCAGTCACAAATACAGTCATAAATCATCCTTTAATCATTTTCATTCCAATTCTATTTCCAACGGGATTAGGAGTGCTAGAAGGGGAATGGAATTTAAAGTTAGCATCAGAAAAGGTTTTAATTATATAGTTTAAATTCCCAGACTTCCATTTCACTGGTCCACTTATTGGTGGTGTATGATCAAGATAAATTTGATTTACAGTTAATGATCTTGCAGCCAGTGTTAAGACCTCAGTTGCGCCATTTGCAGGATCGTTTAACCAACTCATAACTTGACTTGTTATTGGAAAATGCAAAAGCCCCCATTTCTTATATCTTTTGCCTGCTGTACCAGCAAACACAGATCTCATTTTTTTCTCACCTGCATCTCCGCCAAGTTGAAATTCTGCTGCATCGAAAAGTGGTTTAAATTCTTTCATACAAGAATCAAAAGTTCCACAGGCGTCTATTGCAGACATTAAATGTTCAACTGTTGGTATTCCACTCGAATACCCAGTCTTATATTTCTTGTTCTTCATTATGTTAATGAGTGCTGCATAGCCTGGAAGATTTAGAAAATCTGCTGCTACAAGTACACCATCATATATTGATTCATTGTTGATAATCTTTAGAACTTTTTTTGCTGTTTTCTGCTTTCGAGTGAGTGAATCATCTTTCATTTTATCGAGTTTATCTTCTAATGCATTGATAGAAGGTGCGCCACCCTGACCTGCTTTCGCTGAAAATGGTTCATCAACTCCACTCTTTACCAAATAATAGTCAACAAGTCTTTGCGATTCAGAGGTAGGAAACTTTGCAGCAGTATACCCTTTTTTAGAATTTAACATATAAATGGCACCAGTCACTTCACCGAAGTCTGATGTCAAAACGCCGATATCTGCTCCAGTTAATCCAGAAAATTCTGCTTTGAATGTGGGTTTACCTGCTACAGAATTTTGTACCATTTGTTTGCAAGCGTTTTTTGCTGCTGGGGTAAGATCGATCTTATTCAGTTTGCCCAACACAGTTCGAACAATTACTTCTGAACTGACTGGTTTCATTGTATTCAGACCAAATTTCGCTGGCGTCAGCAGTTTCTTTTTAACAGTCATTATTCTTATAAACCTTTTTCAGAAACCTTTGCCAAACTTTTGGATCTTGCTTACGAAAGTGCAGACGATACATAAAGATGGCTTCACACTCTCTCCAGCCAATCTTATGAGCCTTTCGCAATTTATTTATATCTAGTTTCTCAGCCTGAGTTTCATAAGCATGGGCATCTAACTCATCAGGGTTGCCATAATACATTGCCTTCATCTTGTTCTGTTTAGGCTTTGGCTTGTACTCTTTCTGCAAAAGAAAGGGGCGATGTCTTTGTTGGTGTTTATGGCGATACTCATGATGTATTGCGCGAATAATCTTAAGAGCAAGATTCTTTGCGCCTTCTTCGCTTATAATTGCTTTCTTGGAATCTTTAGGAAAGTTCAACTGGATATAGATGTGTTCAGGAACAATATCTGATATTCTATTACAATAATGTCCACCTACAATTACATTGTGGTCGGGGTAGTATAAATCCTCAAATCTTCCAGAGGAAAAACAGACAATGTAAGGTTTGAATGCTTGGTTCAAACCGCGAATGATAGACGGTATGTGTTTTTCTCCGACCCATTTTTCGGCAAGAGCATATACCTTTTTCTCTATTCGTTTTAGTTTCATTACACTTTGAGGTTTTTAAACTTATCAGTGCTACGACCACGATCAAAGACTGGTTTTGATTCGGCTTCCTTCAATACAGCATCTTGGGCTTTTTGCTCAAGATCATACAACTTCATCTTTGCGCGATCAACACCAATCGTGAATCTCTTGTGAAGATTCGGATCATTATATCGATTCTTCAACTGCTTTACTAACAATTGATTCAATTGTTGTAGTTCTTCAGTGCTTACCAATGCAAACATAAAGTCAGCAGTGGCTGGCAAACCAAACGATTCAGAAGTATCCTCTAGTCCAGGATCCGAGTTGCTAAAGCCAGATCGAGTCGTCTGAGTAGCCGAAACGATCGGTACATTATTCTCCACCGCAAGCCCACGAAGTTCTTCCGCAATCGCTTTGATATAGGTATAGGAGTTGACATTCGCACCTGCTTTGATTCGCGCTGACGCACAAATATTTAGATAGTCAATGAAGATAATATCTGGACGGAAGTTTTTCTTCAGAGCCAAGTCATTCAACAATGCGCGAAAGTGAGCAGGATTCGCAGACGCAGTCGGATACTCTTTAATAATCAACTTGCCCTTGACCTTTTCCTTGAGTTTGCCCATGCGCTTCTCATACATGTCCTTCGGCATGTTCATGAGATCATCAAGAGAAACATTGAGAAGATTCGCGTCAATACGCTCAGCGATCTTCTCTTCAGCCATTTCTAGTGTGATATAAAGAACATTGTAGTTTTGAGTCAGGCAAGAAGCAGCCACATGACACATAAACAGAGACTTGCCGACGCCAGTACCTGCAAGAGCAATATTAAGGGTCTTCTGCGGAAGTCCTCCTTTAGTGATCTTGTTGAAGTATTCAAGATCAAACGGGATTCTTTTTTCGATGCGATGATAGAAATCGTAGCGATCAGCGTAATTATCCAGAAAGTCGTGACCAATATGAGGATCGAAACTAACGCCCAAAGCATCAGACAACAAAGTAGGAATGCTTCCTTTGCCCCTCGCTTGATCTTTTCCATCAAGGATCTGAATTGAATCCATGATTGCATTATAGATTGCCTTTTCTTGGCAAAACTTCTCTGTAGTGTCAAGAAGCCATTCGAGTTTTTGTTCTGACTTGTCAACTGATACTTCCTTCAGCAGTTCAAGAGACTTATTTAACTCAACTTCAGTGAGTTTGGTCGACTCTTTGAGGCTGATCTCCAGTGCTGCTATCGGAGGCAGACTGTTGTATTTCAGAATGAACTGTTTTATTTCTTCGAATACCTTTCTTTCGTGGCTTTCGGTTAGATACTCGCTCTTGAGGAACGGCAGAGATTTCCTCATGAACTTCTCGTTCCGAATCAAATTCGACAAGATCAGTGTTTCTGTTTTCATTCTTTTCCCTTACATCATTTTGAATAGCACCATAAAGTATACTACGCATTACATTTTGAGTAAAGCGTTCAAAACTTCTGGTTTTCACATTACAATTGTTCACATTGGATATGATATCGTAGTCAAACGTCAATTGACCATCATTACCAACTTTTACATTGGCAAACTCAACAATTACACCATCATATTTTTTAAAAAATTTAATTGCAAATGATCCTGGAGGACCATTTAAATCTAAAAAGAAGGTATAATGCTTGTCAAGTTTGATGAACTTTCGAGCATACCAAAACTCAACTGCGGCAATAAGGTCTTGAATCTTATTCATGACCATCGTCAAGAACCTCATTAATCAAATTACCAGCCACTGCTGAACTGAATTGGTAATTTGTGCGCACCCATTCTTTAAATGTCTCATCAGAAAGAATGCTGTCCCAAAACTCTGGCGACTCAGTATCAGCCATGCGCCACTTCTTGCTTTCAACTTCGCCAGTGGCAGTGTTCACTTTTGCATACCAGCCTACATTTGGCTTCGTAACATGACCAGACTCAAGTGCCATGTCAAGAAGACCACTGTACTTAGAAATACCACCATCGAAACGAACAGTGACAGGGATACGGGCTTTTTCACGAACATATCGAGACTTCTCAACATTGATGATAAAGTTATAACCAATCAAATCAGTGCCGTCTTTTTCTTGCTGACGACCAAGAATGTAGATGTTATCAGCAGAGTAGTAAGAACCTGTTCCGCCACCGACAATATCCTTGGGATACAGACCTATTTCCTTATAGGTGTGATTTACTACGACCATAGGAATGTCCTTTAGTGTAAGGTGTGGTGTCACCATACGGAACAGGGATTTAATTTGCTTTGCACGACTCATGTCAGCGACTGACTTGCCATCCATCGCATCCTCAACTTCTTTCTTCGAAGCCAAGTTACCGATAGAGTCGATAACAATCATCACGCGCTCGCCGCGCTCGATGTTACTCAACTGCTGCATGATATCAAACTTCAACTGCTCAACGTCTGTGATCGGAGTATGAACAACGCGATCGGTGTCAATACCAAACGAAGTGAAATAGTTTTGCGGAGTACCAAACTCAGAGTCATAGAAAAGAACAACTGAATCTGGATACTTGTCTTGATAGGCTTTTGCCATTAACAGACTGAATGCAGTCTTGAAGTGCTTACTCGGACCAGCCCACATTGTGAGACCAGGAGTAAAACCACCATCAAGATCTCCAGAGAACGCAACGTTCACAACTGGGATGCTGGTTTGAATCATGTCCTTTGCTGCGAAGAACTTGGACTTGGCAAGAATCGCAGTATCTTTGATCGTCGTATTTTTCTTTAACTTTTCAAGCAAACTCATGGTATTTCTCCATATTTGGGATACATCTATTATACATCATTTCAATTAAAAAAGCAATCCAGTGAATCAATCTTTTCACTCTGCCAATCGATTGCAGAAAGAATAATATCAAGTGGCTCAAGAAATGATTTCTCAAATTGCAGATCATAGTCAATATATTGCTCAGCGCCAAGTTTCTTTGGCAGCGCAGATATAAATGCAAGAGTGTTATTGTTAAAGATATTCGGTTGCTTCAAATAAACAAACTTAATCTTCTCACCCTCTTGAATTTCTTGATAACGCTTATTGAGTTTCAATTCTCGCAAGAAGTGATTATACACCAATGCACCCTTTACATGAATAGGTGTGCCCTTCTTGAAGATATTTGCGGCATCACCATACTCTGTCAAGCCATTCACAGAGCGTGGGAAAGAAATGTCTTCAACAGGCAACTCCTTAAACTCATTTCTAAATTGCTCGATGAATTTATGCAAATCATCTTGCGTTTGCGTCATAATAATATTGATTGCCTCTTTAATCTTCACACGGCAAGCAGATGGCGTTGAGGATTTGACAGCCTCAAGACCCATGATCTTGAGTTTTGGTTTGGCATATGCCACACCTTCACTATCATGCACATTTAGAATATATCGTTTCTTTGCAGTCCAGATTGCTTTGTCTGCAAGAGATTCGCGTTTCATCTCCATGCGCTGCTGATATGCATTCACATAGTCAGCCAATTCTTGATACGATGAGTCAATGAACGGTTGAATCTTATCGTCACAAACTTTGTTCATGAACTTAATGACTTTCTTGGTGTCAGAAGTATCAGGATAAAGTTTTTTGATCAGCGGACCCATGTTCAAATAGATTGAGTCAGTATCAGAGGCAATGACATAATCTTCATCTTTTGTTTTGAGAAGATTGTTCATATACTCGTTGATCTTCTTCTCAATCCAACGAATAGACAACTGACCTGCGGTCGTAATACCTTCAGCGATACGAATATCAAAGAAGCGGAAGTATTGATTGCCCAGTGCACCGTAAGCAGAGTTCAGCGTGACCTTTTTAGCCAACTGAAGATTATTGTATCGTGAGATTTGATTCTCCAAATACTTCACTTGATTCTTATCGTCAAGAACAGTTTCGATTTTCTTTTTGGCTTCCAGCGCCAACTTCTTATAGCGCGTACGATCTTTGTACATACTATCCATAATCTCAGGAAGCACACCCTGTTCATTAGTGCGGAACAATTGACCATTTGGCGTAAGTGTTACGCCAAGTTGTTTTAGAATTTCTGTATCAACTTCTTGATTGAGCAAAGACTCAACATTGATATTGCAGTTCTGTAGCAATCCACGCATGTTATCGTTATACTTCGAGGGCTCAATCAAAGTCTCCATCGAAATATTGTACTGCATGATCAAGTGCGGATACAGACTATTCAAGTCAAATGACGCAACCCATTCGTGCATGCCAAGGATTGGATCCTTAACATACGCACCCTCATACTGCGAACTCTTTGATCCGCGCTTCATTTGAGGGATTACAATTTTTTTCTTTAGAAGATAATTGTAAACAATCGCATCCCACATGCGCACCTGCGTGAAGACGTCATCATAGTTTACTTTGTTGTCATACGCAAGAGTCAAAGCCAACTCAATCAACTTCATCTTTTCTTCGAGTTTCTCAACAAGTTCTACGTCCTTGATGTTATACTCAATGAATTTCTGATAGTCATGCTTGTAGAGTTGATGAAGAGTTTCAAACTCAGAATAATCGATCTTTTTTTCGCCCAACTCAACGTGAGCAATATTGTCCAGTCGGTATGACTCTTGCTGCGAGTAAGTAAACTTGCGATACAATTCGATGTAGTCGAGAGTTGCTACACCATCAAGATCATAAACTTGATGTTCGCGATTCATGATCATTGCTTCACGCAATGACAATCGATTCCACGGAGAAAGTTTCTTGGCTTCAGCATCACCAAGAAGTTTGGTGATGCGATTTACAAGGTATGGGATATCGAAGAATTTGACGTTCCATCCTGAGACCACATCTGGGTGGAATCTTGTCCAGAAGTCAATGAATCTTCGTATAAGGTCGAGTTCATCTCGACACTTTGCATAGTGCACGTCGTCACGGTGCTTGCTATAATCGCCGACACCAAACACAAAATAATTACCTTTAAGTTTGATAGTGATGGCGGTGATTGATTCGTTGGCATCTCTTGGCTCAGGGAATCCGTTCTCGGATCCAACCTCAATGTCGAGATAAGCGATAGTAACTTTGTTAATATCCCAAAGAATATCATCAGGATAACGATCGGCAATAAAAGCATACTCATAACGATTATTACCAAAAACAGGGAAATTATCGACACTTTCGTACCTCTCTAGAAATTCACGACACTCAGGAATTGTTCCTGGCTCAATTGACTTGACAAACTCTCCACTGAGAGTCTTGTAATCTGTTTTCTCGTTTGCAATGAGATAAAAGGTCGGACGGAATTCAATCTTCCGTCTGACCCTCTTATCATTCTCGACACCACGATAGAGGATATATTTTCCAGATACCGAGATGTTTGTATAGAAATCAGCCAAGCATTACCCCACAATCAAATCTTTAGGAGGAACGACAATTCCTGCTCCGAAGATTTGATTATACCCGTTTTTCACTTCATCGGCAACTTCTGCGACAACAATAATATTATCGCGAGTAATTGTAAATGGACCATCAGCCGCTTGCATCCATGGCATGAAGCCAAGCATTGGTCCCTTTTCGCTGCGCTGCATTACACAAGCAACAGGATTCTTGAAAGTGATTAGATCACCTTCTTCATTTGTAATTTCTACTACTAATTCCTCGCCACTTACGAGTTTCATTGCTTTGATGTTCGACATTTTGTTTTACCTTTGTGTATGAATCAAATACAGTTTTATCTTTTAGACTTTGCGGAAGATTGTTTCTATAATAAACACCATCAAGCATTGTCCAAGTATCTTTACCAACTTTTAGATACCAACCACCGAACTCTTTAATTTGTATTTCCTTTGTAGAAAGGAAATCACGAAGTTCTGCAAGAGAGTTCATTATTCACCATCACTCGCGTCACGATTCTCTGTACTATGACGCTTCATCTTAAATGCAACATGATTAGCATGCGCTTGAATCATGAGATTTTTAAGATTACCGCGATTGTGTTCATCGCCATCCCATCCATAAGTTTGCCCCATGGCAAGAATGCGCTTCCATTGACGCGGAAGTTTTGCACTAAAAAAGTCACTACGATTAGCCATTTAAAAGTTCCTCACATTTCTTTGTAAATCTTTCATTCTGTCCTGGATGAAAACTCTGGTACATATGCCAAAACAGATCCAATGTTGTACCATCTTTATTTGTAAGACCGAATGTCGTACCAATGCCATACTTTGGCATACCATCTGCAAGATCCCAATACGGTGGAGAATCTTTCGATTCCCATGCCATACGAATCGGTGGTGCATCATAACGCAATGGCATTATGATCTCAATAGGTATATTACTCTCTCTGGCTTTAAAAGTCAACTCTTCTGCAACATCACCGCGATAGTTTGGCATAAACGAAGGATTGCCAAGTTTACGATACATTTCAATTGTGAATGTTACGTTATGCGGAGCAGCAAATACATGCTGATCATTTTGAATATGGTTACTACGCTGAGCATCACCAATTATCTTTCCCATGTAGGCTCGTTCGAAGAAATAATTGAGCGCATTGTTTTCAAGTGGCAAACAATCAATATCTAAGAACATGATTGCATCATGACCTTTCTGTTCTAACATATCAACAAGTTTATCCATGGTGTAACCTGGATTTGCTTCAGTGTAGATATGATAATGAGGGATCTTTGATACGTTATATTTTTCTACAACTTGTTTTTGTAGAGCAACAATTTTTTGATCGATATTGTTCATGAATATCGATGCGATGCACGGATTAAACATTTTACATTTCTCCAATAGTTCCAGAAATTGTTACCCATAAAGGTTTATCTTCAAGATCCTCTTCAGGGTAAACGAACCCAAATGGTTTTTCGCAAACAGCAACATAATATCCATTCCACCAGTCTGGATCATGGTGTCTATTGCCATCTATCATCTGTATATTTCCAAACATTTCCCATTCTTTATGGACCTTAATAAAAGCAGATTCGAACCCTGCTCTTGTACCTTCGCGCACCGCTTCTGTGTTCCAGTCATCAACAATGTAAATGAAAACATCCGATAGAGTATTCACATAGTATGTGATTGCTTTAGTGTGATCTTCTTTTGTATGACCAGCATCGAAGAGATAAGTGTTGATGTCGCGAATGTCAAACTTATCGGGTGGAAGCAGATCAAAACAATCACCTTGGATGCAGGTGAAGTCTGTTATGTTATTATTCTCGCAGTTTTCTAGGAAGTGAAGAAACAATGCATTTTTGACTTTGATTCCAGAATACTCTACATCAACCTTCATATCCATTTCCCAACTATCCTTTGCAGAGAAAGAATCTACTGCAAATGCAGACTTTGGTTTATTGCCATACATCGCATTGATAAAGGTTGAACCAGTAAATGTACCAACCTCGAGATAGTTGGTATCTTCTTTAATAAGTTCATTTAAAAGAATTCGAATTTTTTCGCCAGACAAACCTTTGACTTTTTTGAGTTGCTTCTCAGTCAATTTTGTTTGATTAGTATTGGCGCAATTAAGAGCCGCCTCGACTCTTTCAATATATTTTGTTACTTGATCCACACAGCCTTCCCATAATAATCAAAAACCTTATCACCAAACACTTCTTTTGCAGCAGTCTTGATAGGATTATGATGCCAGTCATCAATGAGTATATATCCACCTTCTCTCAATAATTCTGAATAACGAAAGAAGTCGATCTTTACATATTCATAATCATGCGCAGCATCGATATAGATTAAATCTGCCTGAACATTCCAGTGCTTAAGAGCAAGAGCACCATTACCAGAGTCAACGGGAAATGGTGTTATAACATCTTTGTAGCCTTTATGAACCACGTTTGAAAGAAATTGTTCATAAATTGTGGGGCGTCCATTTTTCTTAGATCCATTTCCTGGCTGAAATGTACACATCGTTGTATAATGTTCAAATGAACCCAAGAAAGTATCAACACAAACAATCTCAAGTTCATCTCGAGAAATTCCTAAACTCAAGGCTGCTTCAGTCATGGTAAATGCAGAGCCACCTTTCCAAGTACCAACTTCTATGATTGTCTTTGCGTTGGTTGCTTCTATTGCATTACTAAATGATTCGCCATCAGAATTCCATCCCTGTGCGTCTAAGGGAAGAACATCTAGACCTTCATATGGGTCTGCGGTATGAATATGATTACTGATATTTTTAGCCATTATTTTTCCAAGGAAGTTTTCCGTTATGAATTTTTAACATTGCTTCATTTCCACGGAGAAAGAACTCTCCTTGAACTGATAGCCCCGTATTGCCGACTCTATATTTAACAGAGTAATCGCGAGTACAATCATACTTTAGATTGTTTTGTTTTGCCATTAGAACGGAGGCAATAGCGCGATCAATTTCCATCTGACCTGGTTCTCGGAATTTGCGATACCAAACAGGTGACATACCAACTGCCACTTCTTTCTTCACAAAGTAACAGTTAACATCAACAAAGAAATCATTCGGGCTGAGGATTGAATGCCAAAGACCAAGACTCTCACAATCATCTAAACAAATGATGTTACTATCTTTATCTATAATCTTTCTTAGCGAAAACGCCCAACTTAGATTCTTTTCTTGAACTAATTTTACGAGATTCTCAACATGATCTGGTTCAATTGCATTATCATCATCTAACCAGATATGATAATCACCATCTGCGAAATAAGTAGCAGCACCATAGACACGATGACCGTTATAACGATTAGTGCCTGTAGGATATGGTAAGACGCAAACATGTTCATTCACTCCATTCGGAAACTCAGCAGCAGTTAAAATTTCTTCTGCTCTTTCCCATCTCTCACGACCATCAACAACTACGATATGTTCGATGTTCTTATATGTTTGCGCCCTTACCGATGTGATACACTCAGCAAGATATGGATTTCCAGTTGTTGGTGTTATAATAGAAACTTTCACTTGAACACCACTCTGCTACCAGGCAGTTGTTCATTAATTCTCTGCTCCACTTTCTTGAACAAATTGATATCATTAAACGCAAATATAAAGTTTCTTCGAAGCAATACTTGCTTATATCCACATTCTTTTATAATTTCAATCATTGCCTCTTTTCGTTCTTTATACCACTCATCACTCCAACACTCAATCATCAGTGGCGGAGTCTGATTGTTTTCAATGATGGTTTTAGCACCCCTCAGAACTTCAAGTTCCATACCAGAAACTGTGACCTTAATCAGCCCAACATTACCAAAACGATAGTCATCGAGCGTTCTCAATTCATATACATCAACTTCGTTTGGAATTGGAATGTTTCTGTTTGTATAACTATCAATCAAAAAAGAAAATGCGCCATGATTAACAGCAGCCAGATCGAATATAGCATGATCAACAACTTCATTTTTATCAGCAACACCGATTCTGTGACAGCGAACATTATCTAATCTATTCAATAAAACATTTGTATTCAATTGTTCATTAATTGCAGGAACAGGCTCAAATGCTTCGAAGATATGCTGCTGTAGATACTTAATTGCAAGAGGGATTGTAAATGAACCTAGACCAGAACCAACATCGATGACACGCTTGCCGCTGCTTTCGCTCAATATGATATCAGCAACTTCTAGGTTATAGATATTCCAATATTGGCTTCTTCGAATTTCATCAGAGATTATCTCTGGTTGCGCAAACAAAGCATATTGCGTTCCGTTTCTGGTTGTATAAATTTTTACTTCTGGTTGCATAAATTAATCCCATAGGTTTTCGTAATATTTGCCAAACAAGCGGAAGGCATTCTTCTTGCGAGCATGATATGCTTTCATCTTTTCCATATCATAAATGGGTTCGACAAGAGTCACTCTTTCGCTCCAGTCTTCACCTTCTTTCTGTACCCATTTGTATTTACCTTTCTTGATACAGAAGTTTGGGTCGCGATCTCGGGCAAGTTCACCGAATGCCCAGATCATTTCTTTCATGATCCAATCCCAACGTTTGAAATGAAACTCATCGGTATCCCATTCATTCTTCTTTGGTTTGGCATTGATAGAACGAAGATGCTCAGGAACATCGTCATCGTCAGTACAGGGTGCACCGTGATTAGTCTTGTGTAACTGCTTGAGCATCGGATGAACGATGAGTGCAAGTGTACGATCCATAGACCAAGTGTCCCATGGATCGATACGAACAGAAACTTTCTGTTCACCTTTCTTCGGATATTTACCGATTGAAATCTTCATTTTGTTTTCTCATGAAGCCAAGCAAAAGCCTCACAGAGGAACTTCACCAGAAATATGATTCCGATGAAGAGAACCCCTGTGAGCAATAAACCAAGAATCAAATCACGCATTTCGATTCTTACGACGTGCTTTGCGTTTCTTTGAGCCTAATTTGCAACGACCCTTGCCGTGTCCTTTCAAACCTACTTTTGCTGGCATGACTTATACCTCCCCATCTACTTTCTTGGCAAGATTGTGCCAAGCAGCCATCTCATATCCTTCCTCACTCAATCCTGGAGTGCTATCGCGAAGGCGAATAATCTCAGCAGTAATTTCCTCATCACTAAAATTATACTTACTTGACTTCTCAGAGTCAAATGAGACTACTTTACCTTCATCTTCCTCTGTACGATCATCCCAGCCATCAGTTGTCCACTCACTTTCCCAATCATCTTTAGGATTGACCACACTCAATTCTGCGCTATCATCAAAATAATAGCCAGCAGCGCGCAAGAAGTTTTGAAACTCATTTAAAATTTCTGGAATGGTCAGATTATCATCGTTCAATTCCATGACAATAGACTTCGTAGAATTTTTGTCATAGAAAGCACCATTAGAGAGCGCACCTTGAAATTCAAATTTCATCTTAGACATAAGTTATTCCTCTTCATCAGATGGGCGAGTTGGTTGTTTCGGCACAACAACTTTCCCGCAACGGTCACAAGTTTTATTCACCAAAATATCAAATGGATAAAAACTGCAGCGACTTGGTCGCCACAGCCCTACCCATTTATGTAGTCCAACAAGACAGAGAACTTTGCCGATCATCCTCGTCTCATTCTAGAAATATCCTTCATCTGTTCCTCATCAATCACAGGCACAGCATTTGACTTATGCATCGTCGCAATACCCTTCACAAGGGTGCCAGTATACTTCATGCTTTCTCGCTTTTCAGTATATGCAAGATTGGTATCGAGCGACTGAATAGAACGCGCAACATCAGCGCCAACACGAGCACCATATGACAAAGTCGGCAATTTCTCAACACCAAGAATTGCAGACGATCTGCTATATTTCTTGGCAATTACACCTTTGACCTTGCGCTTCTTTTTGGGTTTGAAACGCGCAGCACAATAAATCATCATAGAGGATAAGTTTCCACGTGTTCGTTATAGAAGCGACTAACTTCGTTTATCTTTGTGCGCATCTCATGAGGCACAGGCATATCATGAATTGAACTTAAAGCAATCATTTCATTCACAAACCTGCGCAACACACGCAACTCTTCCATTGTGCCTCTCGGCATCACTTCAAAATCACCCTCAGACATCACGGACCTCCAGCACGCAGCGACTTAACTGCATCTTCACAAATCTTAATTGCTTCTCGAATATGCTCTTGCGCTCGACGCAATTGATACCAAGCATAAACGAAACAGACTGAACTCAAAATCAATAGAACAAAAGTAATTAATGCAACAATTTCCATTAGACTTTCTCCGCAAACGTACCAACAACTGCTGATGCAATTTTAGCGCGAATCATGGTCGGAATATCCGTATATGGATCTTCAAGAAAATAAGAACATCCATCTTTCCAATTATTATACTTCACAAACCGAGCAAAATCAAGCATGTGGCTCTTATTGCGCGGATCAAACGGAACTCTTGGCTTTGGTGCCAGAACAGAACGACGATATTCATTTGTCATCATAATAGTAACGATCCTTCTTTCGAGTTGGGATACAGATGAGTATACCTAAAGCAATGCCACAAAACAACCCAGCCATGTAAGCAATATATGGATCACTCATTTGATTGCCCAATTCCAATCTTCTTCAGTCAAACGATCTTGGTCTGGCTCAGTTGCAAGAACATCAATCACATCCCAACCAAGTTCAATCAAACGATCTTGAACAAGATCTGGTCGGGCACCACGCAATTCTTCTTCAGTGAAGACCACAACAGCGCAACCCATTGCTTCAAGTTGTCGGCTCAACTCAACAATCTTTGACATATCTGTATCAGCCATTAGTAATGCTCCGAGTTATAATCAATTTCATTTGGATCAAACTGCAGTTCATCATAACTGACAATTTCTTCATCAGTGTCAGCATCATCATCGCGGCGATCATATGCTGCGAGAATCTCATGAACCTGCGTCAGAGAAATTCCCAGCGAAGTGGCAATCTCAGTTTCCTTCATGCCATCGCTGTGAAACATATCAATGACATCAATCTCAACATCTTTGAAAAATCCCATTAGAATGGTACTCCTTCAGGTAACGGAATTTTGTTCAACTCAGTTTGATACTTGCGGTCGCCAACAACCAAAAGAAGATTGCGAGCACGCTCAAGTTTCTCAGCAAGATCATAACAATCTTTCGCACTCAGATCATACTGCGTCATTGTATTCGCAAGAAGATGATCAGCAGCATCCACTAAATCAATCGCTTCACTCAACAATGTTTCAGTTTGCTTTTTCATATCAACCCCAATCTTTGAAAGAACCAGACGCTTCGTTGTCATCAAAACCAAGATTGTACTCAGCAATCTGCTGCTTGGTCATGAAACGCTCTTCAATCTCATCACTGGCATATGTTGCCTCTGTGAAGAAGTGCGGGCGACGAGGACGACGGTAGTAACTATCAGCAGAACCACGGTCATACGGACCACCATGACGACGATCAATATTCATTAGATGTTCTCCACTCGACGTTCATAGTCAGCCATCGTCAAAGCAACCCAGACGCTATCGCGAACGGCAGTGTCAGTTGCCTCACGAAACCCATCAATCTCTGAGATTTTCTCGAGCATCGAATAGACACGATCCCATTGCATGCCCGAGACTTTCGCAGCCTGCACGACACCGTTAACAAGAGCATTGCCCTCAGCGGTGAACATTTCGTAATCTGGAGTTTTCATTAGGCAACCACCTGCACGCGAGGGAACATCAGATCATCAGCAAAGTGATGACCAGGAAGCGGAGCGACAAAAGTGTCAGATTTGAATCTTTTATCAACCTGACCAAGCCACACACGCTTAATAGTTTTGGCACGGAACGTACCATCAGAAAGCACAGCGGTCACAAGACCAACCATGTAGCAATCATCATGACCAACGAAGTCAAGACTCTTGACCACGTCACCTACTTTAATTTCGATTTCATATTTCATAAGACTATTATAGCATTTTCCATTGAAAATAGCAATAGTAAAAAGTCGAATAAAATCAATAACTTACAAGCACGTCTCTAAAGGCTTCTTTCGCCTCTTCGAAGGACGTGTTTTCAAGGGGGATTTTGTTGCCTGTCGAGCGACATTCAATTTCGTAACAATAATTCCCTGTGTGCCAGAGCACGTGATATGCACCGAACTTGTCTTTCTGACCGTCTATAAAGTGATAATGTCTCATACAACAATTATCGTATAGAACACAGGAATTTACAACAGAAGAAATTCTTGTAAAATCAACAACTTACATGCTCTTGTCTCGCCGAGGAGAAAGGCGAGAGAGCGGTCCTAAAATGAGGGTTCCCCGAGTTCTGGGGGAAGGTCGAAATAGCGTACTCGGACTCCTGCTTCACGGAGCATCTGTTCGGCGTGTTCTATTGAGTAGTGCTTACCAGCACCAACGCCAGCAAATGGGCGATTCGGTCCGATGACTTCCTTGATTCCTGCTTGAATCAATGCGCGTGTGCAATCAGCGCATGGCTTTGGTTCCCAGTTTAGGTATGCGCGTGAGTTGTTGAGTGATACACCAACGCGAGCAGCATTGAAGATTGCGTTGCGTTCAGCGTGTTCAACCCAGTGATACTTTTCTGGACGCTTCCAACGATCTTTCCAATCTTCTTCAATGCCGCGAGGGAATCCATTAAAACCCGTCGACAAAATGACATTGTCATCATTGACGATCACGCAGCCGACTTTTGTCGACGGGTCCTTGCTTTTCTGAGCGATCAGAGAAGCCTGTAAGATAAACAATTCATCCCACGAGAGTTCATCACGAATCATAATATAGTTCTCAATGTTTACTTAATGGTAATCTTACGAGGTTTCTGTTCTTCAGGAATGACATTTTCCAATTCAATGGAAAGAATGCCATCAGCAAGGTTAGCATCGCGAACCACTACTGTATCAGACAATACAAATTGACGAGCAAACTTACGACCAGCGATACCCTTTACAAGATATTCGCGAGTGTCTTCGTCTGTCTTTTTGCCTGTAACTTTGAGTGAGTTTTTTTCAGCAGTGATTTCAATCTCATCTTGTTTGTAGCCAGCAACTGCCAATTCCACGACAAAATTGTATTCGTCTTTCTTGACGACATTCACAGGTGGGAAGGCATTAGATGTTGCTGTCACGAGATGAGCCGCATTGTCGAGAGCGGCGAACGCATTTTCAAACCCAAGAGCGGTTGGAAGAAGGCGATCGAATGATGATGCAAGTGCAGTGATATTAGTCATTGTATTACTCCTTTTTAAGCAAGTTTATAGTTATGGACCCCTTATGGGCATCCAATTCTATTTAGCCAAAATTTGTTGGTCCGTCTACTGTCCATTCCTCCATGGGAGGAGTTTCAGCAGAAACTCCAGTTGAGCCAAATCCGCCAGCACGCTCAGAGTGTTTTGTTGGACATGTGTTACACACTGCAATATGAAATGGTTCGTTACAAACAACTTCACCTTGAGCGATACGATCGCCTCTTCGAATTGTTGCATGCATCTTTGATGCATTTGTTAAGAGCACAAATACTTCCTCTTGATAATCAACATCAACAATACCTTCACAGTTCGCTAGGATCAATCCTTTCTTAAGCGAAAGACCAGAGCGAGGATGCAAACGAATGCTATGATTTTGTAGCGGTAGTTCTGCACGTGAGATGTCAGCGTATGTTTCGATTGTCTTGCGATGATCAATCTTAAAGATCAAGCCTGTCGGAATTAACAAGCGATCTCCAGGATAAATGGAGATTTCTCCAAATGAGTTTACTTCGCGTTCTATGGGTGAGTTGAATGAATCATATCCAGTAACAACATTACTTGTTGGTTGGAATGATAAGTCAAAACAGTTTGCTAAAGTGGTTCCGTATGTTGGTAATAATAAATCATCACGAAGTCTATACACACTCAAATAGATCATACAGTATCCTTCTTTTTCTTACCGATTGTATACTTAGAAACCAATTGCCACTGATTCTTATCTTTGAACGGAAGAATCTTAATTTGTGATAGTGGCGCAACATTGTCTTTTGTTTTTTCTGGACTCACGAGTTTGACGAGCCCCCATTCAGCCATTAGATTCGCGATTGTATTGCGTCTCTGAATGTCATTGTCTGACATATTGCTTGGCTTTCCGTCCAACTCAAATAGTTCCTTAAAGTGGACAATGTAATACTTTCCCTGTTTGTGGAGAATATGGCAAGACTGATAAAGAATGTTATCATTCTTTGCAGCGACTCCGATGCGTGTAAGAGTTTCGCGAACCTTGAGGAAGTCGTCTTGCTTTTCTAATGTGACTTCTACTAATTTTTCGACCATGATCAATCACCCTTATATAACTGTTTTTTCATTTCGGTGATTTGGTCGTCGGAGAGGATCTTTAATGCTTCCTCGGCTTTCGCGTCGGAGTATCCATAGTATTCCTTAACAACACTCAAATCACTACTTGAAGCCTTTTTATGCCACTTTGAATATGGACGCTTTTGGGCTCTTATAATATTTAGGAGAAAGTCATATTTGAGTTTGTTATCAAGAGTCGTAAATCGATTCATTTCGTTCGCCCAGAGAACTGTGTCTCTATGATACGAAAGTGCACGATTAACCATAAATGATGAGTATGACTTTTCATCCTGTTCTGTTAGGAGAGCATACTCTTTCGTCTGTAGAATAGACGGAATAATTTCTTTGAAGAGATCAGCCATTGAACTTACACTCCACCATCATCTCAGTGAGACATGCGGTGAGGTTCAGTTCCTGATCAGCAACAAATGCAGATTGATACTGATATTTTGCGAGAATCAAAACTGCATTTGGAATCGTAGACTTATCCATCACATCATATAAACTATCATAGATCTTACGATAGATTTTTGCAGGATCATCACCACCAAAGTCGGCAACCCATTTACGCATTGCTCCGAAGTTTTGATCTTTGAGCGATGTAATCAAATCATTTAATGACACATCAGCAATGCTAGTGAGAATGCCAGAGTCAATTTTGCCGCTAACAGAGTATCGCTGAAGTTCATTCAACACTCGACGATAGTCAGGGAAGTGTTTCTTTACAACTTCTGCAAGAACTGATTTATCGTATGGGATTTTCTCAACAGCCAAAATCTCTGCTGCGCGTTTCATGAATGCCATTGCCATCTTAGGTTTATCTTCTTTACGAAGTTTAAACTCAATTACAGCGCAACGAGAATGCAGTGGTTCAATAATGCGATTCTTATAATTACAAGTCATGATGAAAGTGCAGTTATGAGCAAACTCTTCCATCGCAGCACGCATGGCTGGCTGAGTTGAGTTTGGATTCAGATAATCTGCTTCATCGATAATGATGACTTTCTTGCCACCGCCAAGAGACATTGAACTTGCGTAGTTCTTGATCTTAACTCGGAAGGTATCAATGCCTGACTCATCCGAACCATTGATCATCAAATAGTCACAACCAATTTCATCACACAACGCACGTGCAACCGTAGTCTTACCAGTGCCTGGTCCACCGCAGAGAAGAAGATGAGGAATCTCCTTGCGATCTACATACGACTGAAAAGTGGACTTGTATTCCTCAGGAAGGATACAATCGGCAATAGTATGAGGACGGTATTTTTCAACCCACAATGCTTCAACCATAATATAAAACTCCTTGTCACTCAGTTACTATTCTACGCCATTTACCGTTTGTATACAAGTACATCTCGCCATCTGGTCCGACGGTCATACTTGCCTTTACATGTCGTTCAGTTCCAGGAACAAACTGCGATCCAAAACGGAATGTATTAGGTTCTGTCGGAAGCAGTTCACCATACTCAGCACCAATGGCTAATTTGCCATTGTAACCAGTAGATTCAATTTCCTTGATACACCTTGCTTTTTCAGAATCTGGTAAAACGGCTGCGGCGGCAACTACGCCACCACCAGCAATACCACCAGCAAGTCCAAGATACTTGAAAAAATTACGTCTTGTTGCCACGTTTATGCTCCCATAACGAATATAATGCGATCCCAATCATCAACATGACTGGAGGTGCAGAATACGGAATCCAATGGAAGTATGTGTTCGCAAGAGCGAAAATTGCGGTCAACAGAATTACGATTAGAATAGGCAATTCAGATTTATGCATAATATATTCCTAAAAGAGAAGATGGGGTGGAGGAGGTGAACCCTCACGATGAGCAGTCTGGCGGATAGTACCGTCGGCAAGAAAGCCGCACCCCAATAGACTTATTTAGCCACGTTTTCGTAAATGGTCTGGAAGTCAGTCTGCTCTGCAACTTCCTCCTCATAATTACGCTTGTGATAAGTCTTTGCCAGTTTACGACCCAACTTCTTTGGAATCTCGCACTCATCCTGCATCTTCGCAAGGATCTCACGAATCAAATCTCGTTCGGCTTCAATACGAGTCAACGAGTTTGAGATTTCCTGGAGGCATCCCAGAACCTTTGCTTTATCAATAGCCATAATTATTCCTCACCAAAAGTCGAGTTTGCGGCTTCAATTGCGATATAGTAAACGATATCGACAGTCTTATGCTTGAATCGCGCCATACCCTTTTTGGCAATAGAAACATCATATGAACCATCAAGAAGTTTGAAGTTTTCGACCTTCATTACTACGCGGAACTTCTTACCATCGCTGGTTCCAATCTCAATCTTAGATTGGTCAGCAGAATCATCTTTGATATCAGTTGCAATAAAGTTGATAACTGAGCCATCACTCTCAAATACGAAGTTTGGCGAACCAGAGATACCAGCACTCTTGCGCATCCAATCAAGATCTTCTTGAGATAGACTGAATGAGCAATCTGGATCACCAAATGTGATTGACTTCTCTGGTGGAGTTACAATAACCTTCGGTGAACAATACTTGATATAATCAGACTTCTTTTTGTTCTCAGTATTGATAGTCAACTTGTCGTCATCAAAACCCAACTCTGCATCTTTATACAGAGAAACCTTTGCAAGAAGTTTGTTTAGATCATACAATGCAAACTCTTTTGGGAAAGTTTCATTGACAGTTGCTTCAACAAAGATAGTCTTGAGACCAGAAATGGTCTTCAAAGTATTACCTTCTTTGAATTGTAGACTCTGATTGATACCAGAGAAGTTCTTTAGAATTTGTACGGTGTTTTCAGAAAGTTTCATAATTTAACATCCTCAATTTGCTCAACACGATTATTATATAACGAATCAACTAAATTGTCAACCCTTGTCTTCAACTCATCTAATGAACAATTATTGTCCATAACAATATCATATTCTGAACCAATCCAAGCCCATTCTGAATAATGAACTTCTGGATATGCGTTGCGCATTACTTCTTGTTGAAGGCGTCCCAGATTGCAGTCTCGAGCAAGATCATACCACTCAGGATCAGGACCACGACGAACGCGAACAACACGTCCCCCAGAATCTCGAATAGCCTTGATTTCATTTGGGAATCTCACATCAGCAATCACATAATTGTTCCAGGGTGCTTGTTCACAGCGACGCATTACAGTATGAACCCAGAGGTCAGGATGGAAAACATCCCGTCCTGCCTCTGTGCCCATCAGTTGTAGTGCCAATCTTGGTGAGAATTCACGACCAAGTTTGTTTGACCACCACTCATCTTTTTGCTCGCGCCATGCTCGAGATTCTGGAGTGTTACCCTCGAGCATTTCGCGATTCCAACCAAAGATGATTGAACATGCATCCTTGAGACTGTTTGCGTAACTTTCTTTGGAAAAGTCATGTCGCTCAACCAAGAGATCCGCGACTGTACCTTTCCCTGCTCCAATGAAGCCAACGAGTCCAACAATCATATAGGATTATAGAGATCCGACGAAGTTTGCAACGGCTGGCATGTCACCAGTGAATGCATATGTACCGACGTGATGCGTCTTCATCCATGGGCACAACCAAATCTGACCACCGATATTTCTCCACCACTGACAGAACATATAGTCTTCAGACAGATAACGATCTGATCCACGACCACCATTTTCCTTTGTATCAATGACAGTATCGAAGTACGCATGGATGTAACGCGAGCCGTCAAAGTTGGCTTGACCAACATGGTCTGGACGATACTTCAATTGTGGATATGCTTCAGCAAACTTTGGGAATACCTCACGCTTGACCATCATGTAGCCAGTACCAATCTCGAGAACTTCAACTGGTTCAGCAACAGAGAATTTCTCGGTGCCAGGAACTGGATTGAAAACGAAATCGCCAGCAAGTTTTTCCATATCGCCAGGAGTGATGTCAGGATGACGCTTGACACCTTCCTTTACAGCACCCCACTTAATGGACTTCTTTGGATATGGTCCACCAATGACATCCTTATTCAAGGCAAGCAATGCAACTACATCGCGTGGATCGAAATGAATATCAGCATCAATAAAGAGAAGATGCGTAAAACCTTCTGCACGAAGGAATTCATCTACGAGATAATTGCGAGCACGAGTAATGAGAGATTCATTGAAGATAAACGAGAATCGAACTTCAATGCCATACTGTGTGCAAACAGATTGAAGATCAAGGCATGACTTTACATACATGCCATGTGCAGAGCCGCCATACATTGGGGTTGCAACAAATAGTTTATTCTTGCGTAGTTCTTCTACAGAGACTTCTAACTGCATAATTATTCACTCCAGTTGTAAAATTTTCTAATATAGTCAATGATCTTTGCCTGATCATCGAGATTTTCGTTGACCATTGTCTCTATATAGTCCATGAGCGTTAGCGAACCCATGATATTGGAGATTTTTGTCGCACGAGAATTCTTAAACTTATCATCTTGATCATCTTTTCGATCTACATGACGTTGTTCTTTTGTTCCATGAGATGCGGTCAGAACAAGAACCTTATATGAATTTGGAAACCACTCCGAAAGTTTATCCAGCAGTTTACCATTGAATAAACGATCACCTTCGAAGATTACATTCACTGAATGATCATTTGCATTTGATTCATATTCAAGAGTGCTGAAAAACTTCTCAGCATCAGGCTGCACTGCCATGCTCAACCGATCTGTTCCTTGAAACACGTTACCATCATCTGCATACTTGCCAAGAATATAAAGATTGAGTTTCTTGGAATACATTGCATCAAGAAGTTTTTGTGGCTTAACAACCTGCCAATCGTTAGCCATTGAAATCAATTTAAACATCAGAGTGGTCTTGCCTGTTGCTGGTTCACCACCCATTGCAATTACTTTTACCATAATGCTTCTAGTCCTTGTTGTACTGGGTTTTCATCTGAGAACATCCAATCTAGACGATCTATTCTACCACTTCTTACATAAGAAGTAAACTTTTCTTTGTTGATTGTGGCATTACGAATCGCAAGCCTTGAATCAAGAGTTTCGTTTCTTGCTTGCCAAAGAACATTCCACTCAATGCCAGTCCATCCATCTTTCTCTGCTTGCTGAATTTCTTCAGACTGACGATCAAGATAGTAACCAAGATATCGCCCATGGTGTTCACGGAAGATTTTCTTGAATGAACAAAGGCAAGTTTCCATCGTGAAGAAATCAATTTGATTTAGCAAGTCGGGGTATCTAGATCGCGTCTCCTCAAGTATGTCTCGCGATCTAGCCTCAAGAGACTTATATTCTGCTGCAGTAAGTGGTTTATCGTATTTGTCATCTTCGCCGAGGGCAAGAAGCAAACCATTACGATGTGAACGAGAGCCAGAATAATCGTCCAGCATGAGGCTAGTAGGTATACACTTAATGCCAGCAGTATGAGTGAGATGCTGAAGATAAAACCAAGTGGAATAACGACCAAATTTATAAAGACTTCCTTTAAGATTATTCCAAAGGCTGTTAAAAGTTTGCTCTTCGTTGTCTCCATAATAACTCTCCAAAACTTCTCTTTGTGTGCGATTGCCAATAAACTCTTGATAAGATTCGAACATGGCTGGCAAATGACCCTTGTTCCACTTTGTATCTGTTTGGTATCTCAGTCTCTTGTAATTGTGACTATTCCACCAGCGAATACGATCCACAGTGGCGAGTTCATAATCTGGGAACTCATTCTTGAGAACCCATGCAGTTGGTAGTTGATAGGTGTTACCATACAACCACGCAAACCACAATCGCTCTTCGTCATTGTGTTCGTATCGCTGGTGGAGATAGTTAGTGCACCACACTGCTGGGTCACAGTCGCCGAATTTCAGCGACCATGAGTACCAGCGTATGAATTGCTCACGCCTCTCTTTAGTTATTGAACGCAGGGAGGACATCAACAGTAATATCAAGTTGCATATAGTTAATCATATCACGAAGTTTATCAATATGCTTCTCTTGGTCTTCAATCGCAAGTTCGTTTTTGTTCTTGAAGTAGAGAACAATCGCGCCTTTCTTTTTCTTCACATTATACATACGGTGCACAATATAGCCAAGAGCCACAGCATGTTCTGCTTTGGAAGCAGTCGCATGAATCGCGGCAGTGCCTTTGAGTTCATACTTCTTGACTTTGTGGTTATTCAACCACTGATCATCATAAGCAATTAGATTATCCTGATACTTCAACGCATTTTGTTGCGTTTCAAAGTCATTCAGAATTGAACGAAAAATACCATTCAACTTCTTCTTGTCTTCAGTGATCAAAGAGAATCGCTCATAGATCAATTCACGAGCACTATCAACTGCCAGTGGATCAGAAAGATCAATCCCCTCGCGAACCAAAAAGTTATTAATGTTTCGCTTAATATCAGCATCTGTATTCGTCTTTCGAACAATAAAGTCTTCCTTGTTCTCAAGCATACCAAAAAGATCATAGTTTGATAGACGAGTTTCTTCGTCAGCACCAAACTCTGTCTCGTTAATATACACGACAGGAATTTCTTTCAAACCTGTTTTTGACACTGCTTCGAGACGATTGTTACCGTTCAAAACTGTGTTTACAACTTTGTCTTTATTACTAGAGACAACAACGACAACAGGGTCCTTCAACAACCATTCCCATGCGTCTTTAGAATTTTGATCGAAACGCGATTTAATTTTACGAACATGATTCACATCAATTTGTTCAACACGAATCTGATTACGCTCATATCCGTGAACAACTTTGACAGGATCAAGAACAACTTTATAATGCCCAGACTTGATTGCATTATGGATCGCAGTAACAGTTGCTTTATCTTGAAGAAATCTATCAACTGGCTTAATGCCATCTGAGCGACCTTCAATCCAATCAACAACTAGTTGTTTGTGCTCAACAGTGAGCAATGACTCATCAACACAATGAGCATTGTTTGACTTATTATAGAATTTGCTCTTATCCCAAGACATACCATAGTCAAGACCAAACCACTCAATCGTTTGAGCAAGATCATCTTGAAATGCATTGCCTTCAAACAGCAAAGACTTTTCAACTTTTCCTTTATAGTAATCTTCCCAGAATTGGGGATTACTGATCGATGAAATATAATCGGGTCTATCAGTCTTGGGAGACTTATAGCCAATATTCATCATTCCGTTTTCGATATTACGGAAACCATAAACATAACACTTCTTACTAGTCAACATATCAAACTCCTCGGCAAATAACATTATGCCATATTAGGTTAATGTTGCACCGTTATTGGTAGCAACAGATATAGTATAGACTATTTCATAACAAGAGTAAACAGCAATTTTAATAAACTTGTACACACCCACCTTTTCCCTTCTTATACACTGCTGCATTTATCACAGGATCGGTGAGATCATAGATTCCATCGGAGAAATTCTTGCCATTTATCTTGAACATACTGAGAGAGCATCCGCTCTTTTGTTTTCCCAAGAATTTGAATCCCATTGATTCGTAGAATACAACTGCATCAGGCTCGGCTGAAACGCGATAGTAACTGGTGCCAAGACCTTGCGCACGATCGAGAGAGTCTTGAGTTAGAACTCTTGCCACACCTTTGCGGCGATGTTTGGCAAATGTATGCAATAACTGTAGATTGAAAACATATGGGGTTTTCTTTGAGCGAGTTGTGATGATCGCGCCTGCCAGTTCCTGCTCCGCCGTCCCTTCCCAATATCCGATACAATACTGCCATTGTTGTTGCATATCTGCTTTTGCGACGAAAGTCTTGGCAAAAGCATCAGCCTTGTCTTCAGTTATGTGTGCGACAAATTCGCCGCGAGTGGTCTCACGCAGCGTCATGGAATTCGCGTTTCTTTTCTCCGCGTTCCTTTGGATACTTGGTTTGAATCCAACCAAGATACTCATTTACATTCCAGATAAATGGAGGGAATCTGAAATTATCCCCTGCCAGAATTTCTTTTACTGAGGGTCCGTCATTCAATGCAGCGTCGATAAACTTTTCTACAAATCGAAACTGCGATTCAAGTTCATTACGGCGAGTTGTTGAGCGAAAGCAACGAAACTCGATTGTACCAGTATGCTTCATACAGTATGTGTTGATTGCATAACGGAATGGGCGACCCATTGATACGCCATCTTTGCCAGCAGCATGCAGTTTAATGAAGTGATCAAAGTCAGTTGCAAGATTGATAATGTTATCACACATATACTCTGGCATTGGACGACCACCATCGTATTTCAAATACATCTTGGCACCTTCACATGACTTCATATCCTTTGTTTCGTAGAAGCCATAGCATGCATCAATGGTGTCTTGTTGATTGGCTTTGATGTAAGCAATCAATCGTTTTAATGCAGCAACATCGTTCTTAAGTCCTGGAACAAAGACATGAATGTGACCATGATTAACGCATGAGGTGGATGGTTGATTTCCATATTCAAGAAACATCTCATAGAGTTTCATCACACGATCAACTTGTTCCTGCCAAGTCTTAGTTGGCATCATATTGACTTCGCCACCCATCCATGGCTCTTTGCCGAGTGGATCACATGCACGATATTCAAACGGAGGATGCAAATTGACAATATCCGTTTCAGCATATTCCCATTTACCAAGATTCGGAGGAATCGTCATTCGACGGTCAATATCACCCCACTCAATCTCAGCACCGTATGTAAATGTTTCTTTATTGTACATGCTGTAAGTCCCTTGCATTATCAATGTGAACAAACTCTCTACGAAAGACACCCTTGCCCATGGTCACATATGAATTCATATCAATCTCGATAGAACCTGACAAGTCAGCGCGTGTGGCGATATCTTTCGTTGAAGTAATTATACCGCCATTTGGCAAGGAAGTAAAATAAATTGGACGCTTTCCGTTGCGATAGAAACGCAATTTCTTTTCAGCATAGAGTTCAATTACTGCCATTGAAGCATTAGCAAACTCTACAAGCGGAGACTTCTTTGCTTTGATTGTATGAAGAATCAATTCTGAATCATTGCGAGTTTTGCAATCATAACCATAAAGATCTTTCCACTTCTCTGGCATCTCTTGACTTACAACGCCATTGTGAACAATCGAGAGAGTTTCATCCCAAAGTGGTTGATTGTAGTTTAAATCAGAGGTTGAATATCGACAGTGACCAATTAGATATAGATTGCCGTCTTCATTCAATGCTGTTTTTAGATCAAATGCTTCAATGAATTTTCCTGCAGGAGTTGCAGAAATCATTGTGTTAACTCGATTGTTCCGAACCCAAGATACACCAGTTGCGTGCAATCCGCGAATACTCGACTCGCGAAAAACATCAGCAAGCATGATCAAATCACGAGAACTTGGATTCTCTAGGAATGCACCAATTACAGCACACATATTAGGCGAACAAATCTTCTAGGGTAGAAATCTTTTCGTATGCTTTCGGATGATATTTTTGTACCATCTCTCTTCCACCATTTCTTTCCAAGTAGTCATACCACTCTTGTTCTTCCCACATTCCTTCGGAAATACCGTTCCAAAGACGTCGTTGGAGTCTGTGTTCCTTGTTCTTTCGACGTGACTCAACATAATTAAATCGATGATCTTCATACTCTTTGCTCCCAAGTTCGAGCATCTTCTCGCGCAAGTAACATACAAGACTGATTCGTTCAGCCACATCATCTTGCAATTCAATAGGTGTATTGCCATGAATGTACTCATGATTATTAACTAACAACAAGTCACCTGGACGTACATTCACAGCAATACGAACTTCTGGAAGAATTAGATATCCACCTGTATAGTTGCCATTGTTAGACAATACAAGAAGATTACTCAAGCCATTTGAAAAGTCACCAGCATCACGATGTGCAGCAGTGCGGAAAGTTTTGTTCACAGTGATTGTTGTAAACACAGTTTCTGGAACCAAGAATGCTGGATCGATTTTATTTGCTGCTTCTCTCTGAGCCGCATGACGAGTCGGAAGTAACTCAGCAAATCCACGATCTAGCGTTTGTAGAAACGGGAACGAGAGTTTGAATTTGTCATATGAATGTTGTGTATAAGCGGTTGCGCGACCATATGGAATGCGCGGATAACGATCGAACCATCCAGCAATGCCAGAGAATACAACATTGGCATAACTTGTATCTGATATATAAGTTTCTGAAACGCCGAGTGCTTCTTCTTTGCGTTCTTTGACAGACATCTTTACAACTTTTTTCAGCCAAGATTCAAAATCGAAATTATCCTCTTTGACCTTTGAATTCAACCAAACCATACCGCGAGCAGATTCTGTATCAGTGTACATCTCGCGCAATCTTTCAATTTCTTCTTTTACATTAATTGCAATGACTGCATTTTCTGGTTCTTTCTTTATGAAATCAAGAACACGCAACTGAAATTCTGTCACCCACTCACGACCACCACACTTCTCACCCTTTGGTCCAGCGGCAAGTCCACGATTCTGAGTTTGTGTTGCTGCTTCGCGCAACCCAGCATATGCCGCTTCTTGTTGTTCTTTGCTAAAATAATTTTTGCGAAACTTGAATGCGATATTATTTTCATCTTCGCTTTGAAAATAACAATCAGTGTCTTCTTCAATAATGGTATCAAAATGCGACTCATCTAAGAATTGTCCTAGTAGATGTTCACAATCAACTTTTGATTTTGCGATAATTACTTTGGTCATAATTTTCTCCTGCTCATGATATTATATATCCAGAAGAATTCAATGTCAAACTCAGTATTTTCCGAAACAAATGAAACTGTGGGGGCATTGCACCCCCACAGAACTTTTTTAGTTTTTAAGAACAGGCTGATTAGCCATTCATCGAAACGCTGATGGCGTTACGATAGAGGGTCTTGCGAGCACGAGCAATCTGACCGCGCTCGAGATAATTCGAGAAAGCAGTCGAAGGATTGCCAAGGCGATACGCAAACACCTTCTCACCACGCGAATTGGTGACGCGATTGGTGTATACAGAGATACCCTCATTGCGTGCACGATAAGCGAGGTCGGCAACATTCTCAACCTTGAACAGATTACGAGCCTGTCGGCTGGTGACCTGATTGCCATCGGCGAGATAAGTCACAAACGAGTTAAGTGCATTAGACATATAATATACCTTCACAAAAACACCCCTTCAATAATATCGCAAAGTTGGGGCTTGCCTTGCGATATACCATTTATTATATACTAACAAATGGCAAAAGTAAAGTATCATTGATAACTTAATGATAATTAAAGTTTATAACAACTCTACAATTTTGATCTGTACAACCTGTGCCTGTATGTTCTAAATCAGCACTGAATATTGCAATTCTATTCTCAACACTAGAAATTTTAGAACCATCACGAAATGCAGTGTATCCATCATTTGTGTTCAAATACAATACTGCAGTTTTATGATCACCTTGAGATGGAACATCAGTATGATAACCATGCTCAATCACACTCTTATCTCTTGGCACCAAGTTTGCTTTAATTTTTATCAAAGACAACACACCAAGTTTATCAATAACAGGATGCAGCATATCAAAATAGTTACTTCTTGGAATCAATTTCTCATAAAAAATGTGAGTAAACTGATAGTTGCCAAGAATTTTTTCATCGTAAACCACACTCTCATTATAGTACCAAGGAAACTCTGCACTGTGTATACAGACATGCTTTATTCTTTGGAATATTTCTTTTGTCAAGAAATTATCAATAATTTTTATATTATCATTCATTGTATGCTAACAAATGGCAAAAGTAAACTTTTGATTACAGCGGATGCCGTTCCTCAAAAGTTTGCATCCAATTCAACAAAAAACTCTTGGCTTCCTTCCGAGTCACACCAAACTCTTCGACGATGTACGGTGCAGCACCAAACATATTCGTCACACCAGACTCGCGAAGTTCATCCAAGAAATAATTGACTTGTTCTTGCAAACTCATATCGGTCTCCATTAGAACGGCATATCATTGGTTTCACGATCAAGAGCAGTTATCAAAGTCTTGGCAACTCGATCGATAACCTGTTGCTCAGTCAATCCTGAACCCTGATGCTCTACCATATCCATGGCAGTCATCACCACTTCTTGTGTTTGACCATTCTTGGTCACGCGAACGGTAAGATTGCCACTGTTCGGGTCATTCATCGTTTCTACCTGAACATCATTCTTCGGCGCAACTGGAGCAGTTGCCTCAGCATCAACCTTCGTGTACAGATCCAAGAACGCAGTCTTGGTGTCCGTGTCGAATCGGTTCAAGCACATCTCGATTGCCTTCAAACGATTCTTGAAGATAGAGAATGCCTTGCTGATATGCACAAGACGACGAGTCGAGATGACTTCATCAACCGCACCGTCGTTGAAAGACTTGCGGATGACTTCAGCCCATGTAATCAATCGTTCAATGAACACATCATCATTGATGCCGAGTTCAGCAAAATTCTTCTCAAGAATCTTGCGCTCAGTGGCAGCAGGAGGATAGTCCTGCTCAACAGTCACAGCGAAACGCTCGAGGAACGCTTCGTTGAGGATGTTGGTGCCGATGAATCGACCATCGTCGCTGCCCTTACCCTTGGTGTTCGCAGTCGCAAGCACCGTGAAACCAGCAGCAGGATGCACAACCTCACCAGTCTTCTTGTCGAAGTATGGCTTGCCTTCAAGAATCGGCTGCAAGCAGAGGATGTCCTCGGTGCCAAGATCACACTCATCGAGCAGAAGCACAGCACCACGACGCATCGCAGTCAGCACAGGACCTTCACGGCGCACAGTGCTGCCGTCAATCAACTCATACGAACCAATGAGGTCAGACTCATCGGTGCGCTTGGTGATATTCACACGAACCAACTCACGCTTGAGCGCAGCACACACCTGCTCAATCATCATCGTCTTGCCGTTGCCAGAAAGACCAGTGATGTAGATGGGATAGAAGATTCGCGAACTGATGATGTTCTTCAGATCATTGTAGAATCCGAACGGAACATAGGTGCCGTTCTTTTGCGGCACAAATGACTCAGTCACATTCTGCGCACGACGAGACGCAAGATTCACAACCTGCGCGACGGGAGCCATCGCAACAGCAGACACAGATTGCTGTTGAACGACAGGAGTCGCGCGACCAGCACTCTTGGGTACAATGTTGAAAGTATTGCGAGCAACCTTGCGCTCACGAAGAATAAAATACGGGAAATGCTCAACCTTGTTCTTCTCAAGGAACGCATTGAGTTCCTTGAGCGAGATGG